AATTTCTAAAACTTTCAGAGTAAGTTCTAGCTTTAGCTTGAATAGCAGCTACTCTATCACCATTATAATGCTCTAAAAGGTCTGAAAAGAGCTTAGATGGCTCCCCATTGGGAGCCTTATCTATGCCATTACCATTGTTCTGCGACCATATATGATAAGCCGCTGCTTCACTAGTTGCATTTTTTAATTCTTCAAATTCTCTTGCAACTTCTTCATTTTTTAAATTAGGACAAATTATTTTCATATATGATTACTTTATACAATGATTCATTTCATCTGTAGGAAATTCATTCTCATTATTGAATTCATTAGTCTGTTCAGTCTGTTCAGTCTGTTCATTTTCAGAAGTAGAAGGTTGTTCAATAGTGTTTTCTACCACTTCACCATTTTCATCCATACTAGTATCTACTAATGGAGCTGAATCATTTTCAACAGTACTAAACATATAATCAATTGTATTTCTTGAATAAAATACTCCACTTAATGGTTTACCACTTACCTTATTAGTTTGTGAATTAATTTTTGGTACAATCTCATTGTTAATAATATCTGGAATATCTTCTAAGAAGTTATTATCATATTTAGCAAATCTTGGAGCAACATTATTACCCGGAATAATAGAGAATCTAGATATATATTTACTTCCAGTAGTATATGGAGATAAGTATTCAGATACAAACCCTTTACCACCTTGCCTAAATCCTTTCTTATTCACTAATATATATAATGGTTTATATGTTTTAGTTTTACCATTATCTTTAATAAATGTACCAACATATTTATATAGATTATACCCACCAGTAGCATTGTTATCTCTCATTTTAACATATGGATGATACAATGGAACATCAGTATCATCTTTACAAACATATCTTCTAGAAGATCCTTTAATAGCTACAGGAACTAATCTATTACCAACTTTTTCTCTATGAATATAGATACCTTTAGTATTTGTATTTATTACAGGAACCATGTTATTATCTTGCCAGTTATTACGATAGATTTCATCTACATCATCTGGAGTGAACAGATTAGAGAAATCATCTATATTTTTCTCTAAAGTTCTTACAGTTTCATAATAACCAAGTTCATCTAATACCCTAGTAGGTATAAAATCAAATAGAGAATTCAAGTGTTTAGTACCATGACCACTAAATACTGCATATCGAACTAAATCATAAGCTAAATCATGTAATTCTTGATTATCACTATCTAATAATTCTTGCCAGTATTCTCTAATCTGTCTACTAGCATTAGAACTAATATCATCTGAATAGTCTAAGCGAATATAGTCTATAGCTTTACCTGTAGTATCAGTTACACCAGTAATACTATTAAGGAATAGATTACTAATCCTACCATTAGTAACAGATATAATTGGGTATTTACCACCTTTAGAAGCAGCATCAGAGATAATATCAGTTTTAATCCTATTAATCCTCTTAGCAATAGTATTAGGACCAATGAATAGGTCTCTCAGCTCTTTCATACTATTAATTAATGGACTACTAGTACTATCATACAATGCATAAGCTCTCCAGTAAGAATCAATAGCATTAGTAAATGCTGTTACAGCTTGTTTATCTTTTACTTTGGAAAATCCACTAGCATTAATAAGGGATCTGAATACCCTATAATACTCATCAGAAGATTGTATATTAATTTTGCCAAGTAAATCTAAAGTAAACTTGATACTATTGTCAATCTTCTTCTGTAAGAAGGTTTCATTAAAGAATTTATTAACCATTTCTGGCGTGAAATATGGGCTAGTATAACAATCAGCAACATTTTGTAGAAATGTCCTCATTTCAATAGAGTTCTTACCAAACTTCTTAGTATCCACCTGAGAAGCTTTTACAAGATCAGACATTGCCTGAGCCATAGGTTCTAGTTCCTTATATAATTTATATACGAGAATTTGTCCATAGTAATAGTCAAAATCTTTTTCTTTATCATTAGCTTTACGAAGAAGATTTTCTAAATAACCTAATTTTCCTTGTTCAGGAATTTCAAACAATACTTGATCTGTAACTTGTTCATTCTTAAGTAATAAGTCAAGGTTTTCTTTATCCTCATTAGATTTAGCTAAGCTCTTTGCTTTAGTAACAAATTTATCATATACTTCCTTTTCCTTCTCTTGGAATCTTCTATAAAACGGTTTAGTGTTATCTATTCCATAAACTCCCCTACTCTGTATATAATCATTTGCAAGATCTTTCATGATCTCTTGTGAAACAAAATACATAGTATTCTTGCCAGCACCATTTCTTAATAAAAAGTTAGTAAGATTATAGGTAAATCCATTTACATTTAGTTTGATGATATAGTTATCCTTAGCAACGTCAACGTGAGCACTAATCAATGCAGATAACCAGTCTAGAATATGAATATCATCTACACCACTTACTTTGTGCAAGTTGCCTATATTTGGTAAATACTCTGGAGATTGCATTACTAATTCAACTAATTGACCTAATACATGATGAGGGTTATTTAATGCGAATGGTCCAATACCACCTTTACTATCAGCAAAGTCTTGCTTTAAAGTATCCTGATATTCTTCTGTATATTCATACAAAGCAATATCATTCTTTTTATCAGGGAAGTACTTCTTTACAATACCATTTTTCATAATATTAACAGGTACGTCCAAAGGTCTAGTGGTATCGTGAGTATTTTTAGAATCAAGTAATGAAGCCATGAATGTATCAATCAATAGGTTTTCTATAGCACCTTGTGATTGCTCATTCATTGGTTTATTATAATCAAATTCCGTTTTAGAAGATATATATGGGTAAACCTTATAAGTTGCATCTGTAATATCGTACACAACATTAGAATTCTTACTCTTAAGGTAATCATTAACCAATGCTGCCATATTCTGTGTAGACCTTCTTGTAATAGGTTCACCGTCTTTGATAGCTAAGATTTCATCAGCATATTCATTAAACCCACTTAATGCTAATTCTATTTCATCTTTAGTTGCCTCTCTTCCGGGTTTATTACTTCTACGAGAAGTATAATTATATCTTGTTAAGAATAACTTATCAATATCAAAGTCAGAACCAGTTCTTGCAGTAAACTCATCTGGTAGTATGATTATATCTCCTGCTTGAGACATTACTACGTCTTTGATAGTTAATGCAGCAATAGAAGACATACCCTGAGTAGGTACACGATATGCCATTGCAGATGGTGAGGCATTAGGGCCAATTATATGATTATCTATTAACCACTGCCTAGCTTGTAGAAATGACATATTTTCATATCCGGGAATTATGTGTTTCAACAGGTTTATTGAAATTACACATTCCATAGATCTATCATCTGCAATTAATTTGAGTCTTTCACCATTGTTAATTTGGTACTTAGAATATTGACCAGCTTCACTAGCTTTTACTTTATCAATAGATTTTAAACCAAATGAAGACATCTGTACAAATGTACCACCCGGCAAATTAATATCTACAGTCTCTTTGTTTACTGCGGATATAATCTTTGTAACCAATTGCTTAGCTACAGGAGAAGCAGACAATGGAACCTTAAAATTACCAGTTTCATCAAGAGTAACCTGATCGATAATATCGGAATCCATATTAGAGGATATCATATCTCTTACTAACTTATCAGATATACCTTGCAGATCTTTAAAAGAATATGTGCCATCTTCATTCTTTTCGGCATGTAAGTCTTTAAGAATTCTGTTGAGCCCTCTATCTGATAGATTGTCAATAGCATCCATTGCTAATTTAATTAGTTGTCTACCATTAACTTTCTTACCTTTTCTACCAGTAACATCTTGATCTACACCGTTACTAGAAGGGATTATATAGTCTCCATCTAATCTAATGTTTGAGAATACTGTTTTCATAGCCTGAGTAACCAACATACGCTTTTCAGCATCATGGGCTTCAATAGGCATCTGATTAAGTAAGTTACCAAAATTCTGTTGTCTATATACAATAGGTTTAGAATAGGTTCCTTTATCATCCTTTTTGAATTCTTCTGTTATTTCATTTTGAGTAGCATCTGTATAGAAGTCATATTCTTTGATGTTACCTACCTTTACTGCGGATTTTGTAGTAAACATATCAATAGGATTATTAACATCATTCATCCTATCATACAATACTCTTAAATCTCCAGTAGCCAGTACTTTAAATAACGGGAATATAGCCATCTTATTAAAGATAGGCATATTAATGAATTCACCGGGTATTGGTTGAAGTATTTCATTACCAAAATATACCATCTTTTTAGGAGATAATACAGCAGATAATGTATTTACATATTTTCTAATATCACCTAAATCATCAGCATGCTGTTCGACATAATCGATAGCTTCTTCTACTTTAGGATCTAATAAACCTTGACTAGCTAAGATAGCTTTGTACATAGTAGGTGAACAGTATACAGATGCATCAGCTTGGTTAATTGGAGTTTCTTCTTCATTAACCTCTATATTACCATCCTTGTTCATCTTGATATCACCATACAATGACAAGTCACGTTCTGTGCTCTCTTTAGCCTTATCTTTGATACCTTGTGGTATACTTTCATTGTTAAATAAATCACCAGATTCAAATGCAGTATCAATGTATTCTTTGGTATATTTACCAGAGTTCTCCATTAACTCTCTTACATATGCATCATAGATTGCCTTATATAATTCTTTTGGTTGATTAGTGCGTAATTCTACATCTTTCAATCCTGCTACATTATATCTACCTTGTTTGTATCTAGCAACCTTATTCATTATGTGATTAGGATCAGAGAAATCTGTTCTAGGTCTATCACCAGTTGACAATGTACCAGCAAGACGTTTAGATACATCTGGATAATTCTTAAAGAATGCTACATCTTTGTATATTACCTTTTCTGTTTCAAACATTGAAACAAAATGATTAACAGTAAATGTCCAAATAGCATCCATAATAGCAAGGTTCTCTCTTAGCATTTTATTCTGAGAACCTGATAATTGAGCATAAGTATTAGCATAGTTATTACTTCTTTCATTTATAGACGAAACAGGTAAGAACTTATTAGACCATAAACCTGATTTCTTTTGCTCAATTAAACCTAATTTCTGTACATACTTTAACTGTTCATCAGCTCTATGAATAAGAGTAGTATTAATATCTTCTTTCAATTGAGCAACATTGTTAAAATAATCCATCAACTCTTTGTCACTCATTGAACTGAAAGAAATATATTGCACATTACCATCTTCAGTATAATGATATACACCACGAGCAATTCTAAACTTACCTCCTTTACCATTATCCTCACCTTTTTTACCAAAGTACATGGTAGGTCTGTTAGCATCATCAATCTTATCTTCTACTAATTTCATTCTACGATACTGTAGAATTGCATCATATTCACTTCTATAGTATTTATAGAATTGATTTAATACATCGTCAGAAAATCTCATTTCAACATAATCGTCAACAGGAGTAATGTTTAAAGTACGACCTTTAAACATTTTTAATCCTTGAATTGGCATATATGTCTTTTTATCAGACATCGTAGGTAAGATAAGAATATCATTTTCAGAACATACAAACTTAGAAATAAATGTTTCTATTCTAGGAGCTGATTGATAGTCTGTACCAGTATTACCAGAATTATATTCTGTAATATTAAGTAGAGTACCTACAGTAAGTCTAGTATTGGGACTATTCTTTAATGTATTATAGACTAGTGAAGAAGAGTTAATCGGGCATTTTAATAATCTACTAACATAATTCCTATCATTATTAAGTTTCTTAATTTCCAAAGTAAGATAATTATGCTTAGACAATGGATATACTGTAGTATTCTTAGGGCCTAATACCTTCTCTTCAAGATTATTGTTATTAAGTTGATAATGAACAATAGCCAAGTTTAATATACTGTTCTCTCCAGTAAATACACCATCAATAGATCTTTTAATTCTATCATTAGGCTTATCTTTAACAGGCCTACGCAAAATTTCAGGAATTGCTTTAGCTAAACTACCATCTCTATTACTAGATAACAATTCTTTAGCTGCTTGCAGTATTGTAGGTTTATTAACTGAATTAACTGATGATACCTTGTCTACAATAGCTTGGTATAAAGTATCAAAATTAATTGCAATACCAATTTTATTATATACATCTACATAGCTATATAAGACTGCATTAAAATCTTCATTGCTAGTAGATTCATTCATTCTAGCTAACCTAGTATTTAATGTGTTAATATCATCTCTAACAGTCTTTAGTAATTCCATGTTAGGCTTACGGTTACCTTCTGCATCAGTAATCACCATATTACTATTATAGAAATTTCTATTCCAATCAGCTACTAATCTTTTACCATTACGTAGATTAACACTACCACCTAAGTTAGCTATGTACTGAATAGTATCTGTACCAACATTTTGGAATCCTACTGTAAGGAAGTTATGTCTATAACCAGTAATAGTTTGAAATATTTGAGTCTGAAGATTAGAATCCTTTACTGAGGATAACTTATTATATACAGAAGCATAGAAAGGATCAGTTTTTGCTAATTGAGCAGATTTTCTGATTAATCCATCATAAGTATCTTCATCAAATAATTTATCTACAATTCGTCTCCAAGCTGAAAGGAATGGTGTTACTCTAGGTAGTCCAGTTTCAGCATTCATATCTCTTACATAACTATCCGTAGCTTTATTGTATACACGATCTTCAATAGAAGATAAGAAAAGTTTTACAGCAGGTCTAATATTATGTAATATAGATACTTCGTAGGAAGCTTTATCATATTTATCAAAGTTTTCCTTTTCAATTTCACCACCATCTCTTTCCTCAGTTTCATCATATTCCTCTTCTTCTTTTACTTGTCTTAAGCTTAAAGAATCAAGATAGGACTTAATATCTTTTTGGAATATATCAAAGTGCTCATACAATTCATTAGCAGCTGCTCTTTGCTCTGGTGTAGCATTATCATCATATGATAAATCCTCAAGTAGATCACGCATATCTTGATAATCAATCTGTATTTTTGTAAGATCATCTACAAAAGATTGTGAGCTTAATGATTGATTAATATAAGATATTGCAAAGAATTCTACAGCCTGATTATAGTTATCAAGAGATTTTATGTTTTGGAAAGTGTACCCATGTTGAGTAAAGTTTACCCTATTCCTATAAGCTTTCTCAAATCTATCTTTAGCTTCTTGACTTACTGGAATATTAGCATACTTACCTTCATATATACCTCTAAAGATTTTAGTAGGAGTAGTTCTACCAAATAAAGACATAATGAAATCTCGTAGTTTTTCAAACCACTTAGTAATCCTATAAGACTTTCTTGGAGTCTTATACATCATATACCCTCTAAATTCTTCTGCTAATGCTTCTTCTACATATTTATCAGATGCATTTTTAAGATTAGGGTGTATTCTACGATATTCTTCATATACTTTATTTCTTTCTTGATCAGAAAGTAATAATAGAGATACTCTATGGTATGCTTCGTGAAATTCTACACCAGCTGGATCACTATTATATAGTGTTATACTATCTTTAGTCATATAAGACATAGCTGTTGCAGGCATATCAGAAGATACAGCTACATCAATTATATTGATCTCTGCATCTGTCATACCTAACTTTTGTTTCAAGAAATTTTTAGCTTGAACCTTATTCAGTTTCTCCTTAGTAGTATATTTTTTATTAGGAGTAAAGTTTACTTTAACTTCTTTTTGACTACCACCCATACTAGATAAATCATTAAATGATCTACGTCTTCTAGATGGTTTAGGAGTTTCAGATTTAGGAGCTTCTTCTGTTGCTGGAATTGCTGTAGAATCAGGTATAGTTGTAGGCATATCCTGAGTCATACCATCTGCAATTACATATGGTCTTTCATATCTTTCTGCATTAAGATTAGATTTAATCATACCATTTCTTACCATCCAAGACAATAATGTATGATTCATATCTTCTCTAGTAAACACTATACCATCAAATAATTCTAATCTACCACCTGCTTTTTCAACACTACTAGCCAGTCTACCAGAAAATAATAGATTCATTTTCATGTTAACTGCTAACTTATCATTCCCTTTTGAAGGGACTTTGAAAGGCATAGAACCATTAGATAATAACCAATCTTCAAAATGCTTTCTCTCTTGCTCTTTTTGTGCAATAGATAAACCAGCTAATGATACTTCATTAATACCATAGTGTAGTACACCAAATTGCCCTTTATTATCTATATACAATTGTTTATTACGCAAATTAGCTTTTGCAGAATCACTAATATCAGAGTCATTATTTACAGAAGTAGGTTCACCATAGTTTAAGAACATTTCAATAATATCAGATGCAATTAAATCTGTATTATTTATATTCTGTCCACCCTTAAAACCGCTTTTAAATACTATAGTAGAAATTGCTTCTGCTAATTTAGGATAAGAATTAAATCTTGCTAAAGATAACTTTAATGGTAATGGTCTACCAGATAATCTTTTTTTACCATCAATAATATAATATACACCACCAGAAGTAGTACCAATGAAACCAGTATTATCACCTTCTACGGTAAATATTGTGCTTGTACCTCTAACACCAGTGCTATATCCAAAGTTATTGATTTCTTCATCTAGATTACCACTAAACTGAAATACATCTTTAAATTGTTTATCATTTACTGGTATCTCTTGAGAAATAGTACCTTCAATAGCATTATGCAACAACAATCTAGTAGGAGTTACCTTTATTCTAGTATCTACCTTATTTAGTAAAGACCCATTTGAATCTTTCATTACAAACCTAGAGATAATTTCTTGTCTACGTTCCCGTAGTTTTCTTATCATCTCAGGATATTCTTCTGGAGTAAGATTACGAATATTGTTCGGACTTCTCATCGCAACCCAATACCTTTTACCATTTTCAGTATTAGTAATTATTAATCCTACTCTGGCATAATCATAGGTACTAGGATCATTCCATTGTACTGTTTTCTTACGAATATTATCATAGTAAGGTGCTACAGAATATTCATAAGTAAGTTTATCTTGTTTAGTTTTAAACAGCTTAGGTAATTCAGAGTTAGGAGAGAATTGAATTCTAGCACCGCCTAATTCTATAGTTTCACCAATATTAGCAGTAGGAGTATAATGGAAAGTATTTAAAATACCTAACTCACTATTCTCTGTGAATTCAGCTAATTCTGAATCACTAATAGCATCAGGTGGAACCGAACCGGGGGTTACTGGTGTAGGTATAACTCCATCTTTGGCTGCATCGTTAACTTCTTCTTCAGTTAAATCTGCTGGTTGTGGATCAAACAAATCATCTACAGTAATCTCAGCGACTTCTGCTGGTGTTGTCATTTTACCTCTAACATTCTCTGGCATATTGTAGTATGCAGTAGAATATGCTCCCTTAATAGCATCAAAATGTTGAGATAACTTTTCTCTATCCCTACCAATAGCTTCATACATATTCAATGCTACTTCTTTGAACTTGTATGCTCCTAAGTTAAATGCTTTACCAAGCATTGTCAAGAAAGCTTTGAATATTTTTGCTTGCTTTTCAGCTTGAGCAGCAGGATCAAATGCGAACCCTAAAGTATCATCCTCAAGAAGATCAAAGAAGTTTCTTGCTGCTTCATTAAATTCTTCTCTAGCATTTGCAGTATCCTTTTTAGCCTGCTCAGTTTTAGTTGCTTTTGGTTTAGATTCTTTAGCCTTCTTTGATGCCATAGTAGGTTCTTCAACAGCTCCACCATATTCATTAAATACATCTTCGGATGAGACACCACCTGTACCACCAGCAAATGGGTCTTCATCTGCACCTAATATTTCATCATTAGTTTCAACAGGCTCAGTTTTTGCACTATCGTTATTTTGGGACTGAACTTCTGGTTCAACTTGTGGTTGCTGTTTTCTTTGGGTTAAACCAATATCTTGTCCTTCTGCAGCAGCTATGATAGCTTGATCTGCTTCACTTAACTCTTGAGATGCAATATTAGCTTGAGTTGGTCTAGCAGTCCTTCTTACTTGAGGAGTAGGCTTTTGCTCAACTTCTGGCGCTGCTTGTTGCTCAGTACGCATTGGGCCGGTAGGAGCAGTGACAGGCTTAGAAGGGACAACAGGTTTAGATGCTGTTTGTTGTTCAGTAACCCCTAGTGCACCTTCTGCAGCTTCTTTACTTTCAGCTTTTTTAGTTTGATATAAATCAAACATTTCACTAATAAGAGTATCTCCTTGATGTTCATGAATATTTCTTAAAGCGGTAAGTCTTAATTTCTTAGATTTCTTATAAGGTTTAGTCTTACCTAGCTCTATTATATTCTCTCTTTCTACTTCCTCAGTAGGAGTAATTCTACCATTATCTATACCATGAAATGAATTTAAGATCTCTCTATTCCTCTCTAGCATTAATTCTGCTAATATACTATCTTCTGTAGCTTTATTAAGACCAGATACGTGTTCGTTCATAGTAACGAACTGCATAGCTGTATCTACATTGTTAATAGTGTTAGCATTATTTTTATACCAAGATGGCATACTCTTTAGAATAGATTTCTTTCTAGCATTTAGACGATATTTCATATCTTCTAATTTAGCTAGAGAATATTGATTACCTCTGAACTCAGATTCATTTTTACTTTCGTTCAATTGATTTATTGCTGTATCAATTTCAGTAATCATATTATTCATGATATTCAAATGTCTTTGTCTATCATAAATCTCTCTTAGTTCATCCTTAGATATAATTTCATCTTGAGTAGTAGCATTATCATTAATCTGTCTATAAGCGCTGTCTATAGCAGTTGTTAGGCTTTCCTCTGATATAGGGTCATTTACAAAATTATTCTTAGCATTTTCTAATTCCTGCCTTTTTACTCTGGCATTTTGAATAGAAGAAGTATACTCTTTTTCTGCTTGCATTGCAAGACCAACAAGTATACCATATTCTTCTGTATCTTCTTCAATACCCATAGTCTTAGCTAAGGATTTCATTTGTTTACTCTTAGCTAAAGAGAAAGCTCTAGATGCAAATCTAGCTTCTTCTAATGCATCCTCTCTGTTAAACCCTTCTGGTAAGTTCTCTGTTTTACCATCAGCCAACATACTCCAAGCATTTACAATCTCAGCTTCATGTCCTTTTAGTCTACCACTAGCATAAGTTATTGCTTTTTCCATCTCCTCCTTAGAGTTAATTTCATTTGCAGCTAACTCATTTACTCTATCCATCCCTTGTGTATCTTTCACAAGAGAATAAGCACCTCTAACATTAACAGTACCTTGGATTGGAGATAACAGACTTGCAGCAGCTCCTAACTTAACATTGTTCCAATACTCTGTATCGTTTTCATATAATGGATTTTGATAGCCAAATGGACTTCCTAATATGTTAGCTACAGTAGTAGCTTTTTCTTTATATGCTCCTACTAAGGATGATGCTAATCCTTCTAGGTCTAAATCAGAACTATCAAAGTCCCCACGCTTATAGGCTTGACCTGTAGTATATTGTGATCCTTCTTCAATTGCTTCATTAAATGCAGTTGCAGCATTACGCAATGCTAAATCCGTTCCAACATATGCGGCTTTTGCAGCTCTATTAGCCCATTTTTTTGTTGCAACATCAATAGCATTTCTACCTAATACATACTTAGACATTTTCTTTTTAGCTTGACTAGCAGCTAATTCTCCTAAACCTTCAACAGGGTTCATTCCAAATGCAACTGTATTAAGACCTTTACCAATCCAACCATCTGCAATTTTCCCAAAGTAAGGAACCATGAGAGCATCTTCGGCTAAATTACTTGCCCAAGTAATAGCCATATTTTGAGCAAAATCTCTATCTAAACCTTGTCTAGCTTGAGATATAGCTTCATTTAAAGATTGATCTTCTACTTGTACTTGACCATCAAGAATTTTTTCAAACAGTTTATCGTCAGTAAGTTTACTGAACTCTTCTGGTAAATCTTGTGATCTAGCTGCATTAACTACATTCTGTACAGAACTACCACTTTGGCTTAATATGTTAGATACTCTATCTCTATAGTCATCTGATACATTAGCATTAGCTTCATTCTCAGCTTGCTTATAATTAGAATATATCATCATAGCAGCATTACCAAGATCTAAAGCAATACTTAATGCTCCTGTTGCTGCACCAATAGCACCACCAGCAAGAGTACCAGCACCGGGAGCAACACTACCAGCAGCAGCACCAGTCAATGCCATAGTGCCTGCTTTTAACAGACTCTTTGTCATTACACTCTTTAATGCTGTAGTAGCATATGGAGCTATTTGCCACATCCAAGCAGAAGAAGAAGAACCTACGGCAGATGGTACAGAATATATCCATTTACTTGGTTCTGTCCATTTAAACTCACTATTCTGTTCCATAGCTCTCTGGAAACGTTCATCTACTTTATATCTAGCAATATCAGCCTCATCTGTAGCTATATCATCATATAGTTCTTGAGCTCTATCTTTATATGATTGTAATTGCTGTTCTTGCTGTGTACGTATTTCTTGAGCATTACTTAAATCAGGTGATACACCCAATGCGCTTAATCCTTCTTTTGTCTGATTTAATTCATTATCTACTTCCTGTAATCGAATTGCTATTGCGTCTGCTTCATTACTATCCTGAGTAGTAGATAATTGATTAAGAAGAGAATTCTTCTCAGACATTAAATTGTCATATGCAGAAAATAGATTAAGATTGCTATTAAATCTGTCTATATTTGGTAATACTTCCCTACGTAATACACCTCTAGTATTTGACAACTGTGCTTCGTTCATATCACGAAGCATTGCCTTTGCAGAATTAAATATTAATTCTGTAGTACTAAGATCATTAGAACTTTCATCTAGAGTGCTTTCTGTATCTAAATCTTTATTATAACTATCTTTGTTATAACCAGCTAAGTCTCTAAGCACCAAAGTAGGATCTACTGTAGATCCTACTCCAATACTTGAAGCATTAGAACCATCTAGATATCTTTCGTAATTTTGTTTACGAAGTCTAGTGGCTAATGATATATCTTGTATATTGTTTTTACTGTCCATAGATTAATTCTTCATTATCTCCTCTGTAAGCAGCATTTAATTTAGAACCCATTTTAGTATACTGGAATTCTTCCAAATTAGCTCTTTCCCTAGTTTGCTGATTATTAAGTACTTGACGCATAACAGGAACCTCTACATAAATACCATCATACTGAATAGCTGCAGCATACTGAGGATCTGATAACCATCCACTACTTTGTATCTCTCTATATGCAGCATTTTTATCACTACCAAATTTGATATTAGGTTTCTTAACAATGTCTCCAGAAGGACTAGGTAATCTACCATTTAATGTTGATAAGAACTTATTAAAGTCTTCATTTTTAATTAGCTTTTCAGGATCAGTTTCTCCAAAGTCGTAGCCATTATCAATGAAGTATTGTACTGGAACATACGCTTTGTATTCTTGAGTGAATTGTTCATCACCGGGAATACCATTTTCAATAAGTACTTTATTAGTAGGTGTAACTCCCACATTAGGAATATTACCAGCAATAAGGTCTCTTTCAAATTTAACTCGATTTGGGTTCCAGTTAGCTTCATTAACGCTTAAACCAAACTTAGAGTTGATATATTGTTCAGGTGTCATCATTCCATAAACGCTATTACCAGAATAAATTGGAGTACCTGCTAATCCTCTAACCATAGAAGATTTATCAAGCATTGCGTCATTAATAAAGTTTGCTTGTGAACCAATATCTGTAGACAATCTTGATACAATGCCATATGCACTCTTGTTTCTATTTAAAGGTAATTGAGTGCCATTTTCATCCACTCTGTTAATATAGATATCTCTATATTTACTATCAGGAGCAAATGTCTTTTGGATTCTATCAAACTGTGAATTATAAGTTAATTTGTTTCCTCTTTCAGATGTTTGAGGGCCATATGGTCTATTCATAAGTGTAGCAGCAAGCTTTGTAGTAAATTGTACTGGAGAACCTTGAGCGTTCTCTGCAGCTTTCAACTGTCTACGATATGCTTGCTCAGCAGCCATCTTAGCATACTGATTAAGCTCTCTTGTTGGTCTAATAGTTCTATCAATATTAGAATCAATAATTTGTTGCCTAAACCAAGCTTGAGCTTCTTCATCTGTAGCTCCAGTTCTTTGCTTAAATAACTGCATATGCTTCTGTGCTTCTGGAGTACTAACAATATCATTATAGTGAGCATCTGCTACAGCTTCAATATCTTCCTTTGAATTTCCAAAGTAATCGTAACCACCTTTTGTATACAGATATCCTCTTTGCAATTTAGCATAATACGGATCGGATAACTCTCTAACATCCTTATATGCTAAAGGAGATACATCATTATAAATTCCAGAAGTAAGTGTATCGTAGTTAGCAAAATCAACTCCATGCCACATTTCATTAAATTTACCGGCAGCTGCTAACTTCTGATTCATTTCCATTCTTTGTAGCATACCCTCTCTACTTTGCTTTAAAGTAGCCAATTTATATCTATCCACATTATTGATTAAAGAATTAATCTGAGCTCTACCTTCTGGAGTTTTAAGAGAATCGATATTTTGTGCTAATTTATCAATAATGGGTTTAGCTTTACCCATTGTTTCATCATACCAAGCCTTAGTATCTTTTTCTGATGGTGATCTAAAATCAGACCATTTATCCAGAGCACCAGATAAATCTGCAATAGCTTTATCTACTCTAGCATTTGCTTCTTTACCTAGAGTATATAATTGCTGGAATGGTAGAGGAACATATGTATTTATGAACTGCGCTTCTGCAGGACGATCATATCTATTTACCATAATTATCTTTTATAATATTGTCTATTCATCTGTTGAATTAACTCTGTAGGATTACCATATGCTAAGAAATTAGCTAGATATGGATAAATCATGTTATCTCTTGCTGCTTGATTCTTCATCTGTCTGTTTACTTGAGACCATTGTCCTAATTGACTAACAGCAGCAGTACCAAAGCTTCTAGCAGCTGCTCTATTTTTAGCATTTAAATCATTTGCAAGAGTTCTACTTTGAACAAATTGCTGACCTAAGTTATTTAAGGTATTAGCATATTCACCCAAGTAAGCATTATCTGCATTTTGTTTAGTAGCATACATATTAGCATTAGCAGCATATTCATCAACAGCGGCTTGAGTTCTTGCTGCTAAATTAGAACCAGTATTAGCATTAATATTTGCTAAGTTATAATTTGAAATAGCCCTTGATCTACTGTTGGCTAATCTTGCAGGTTCTATATTCATTCTACGTCTAGCCATAGTATTAGTAATAGCACCTGTGTAAGGATTTAAAACAGTTTGTTCATACTCTGGATTACGTAAAGATTGTAAAGCATTATATACGGTAGGAGCTAATGACAACCAGTCTGGAGAATAATCAATTTTATTGTTTGTAACATCTTTTTTTTCTGGTGTAACCCATTCTGGTTCCTCGTCTACAATAGATGTTGGTATTGTTGGAACATATGATGTTTCTTCTGGAATTTTAGTACCTAGCTTATTCATATGATCTTGAATCATTTTATCAATATCAATAGTAGGTAAGTCAGGTAATTGTTTACTACTTTTTTTTGCTACTGTTTTTCCAGTTACATTACTTTTTTGATCAGTAACCTGAAGATTATGTAAATTTATTGATTCTTTTTTAGGCATAGGCAGCCAAGGTAGTCTACCAGCTGGAGTTTGTCCATTTAAAAAATTTAATTCTGGAGTAGTGGATGTTCTAGAGATATTTACATCGTACGGTGTATTCCAAAAGGTAGGTAAATCATCTAATACAGATTTATATTTTTTTGTACCATTTTCATAAGCAGGAATACCCTTCTTTTTAGGTTTAATTCCTTTTTTAGCTTTTACTTCCTCCTGTTCTGATAATAGATTATCATATGCAAAGTTAGCATTTCGTTTATTTAACATATTTGTATTATCAGCAAATATATCTTTACCTTTACTTGGCTTCGTCATTCTAGTAAGTTTTTTACCTTCTTGTGCAAAAGTTTTATTTGTTCCCGGTCTTTTAATTTTGTCAGATAATACTGACTCTAAATTAGACGCATCAATTAAATGATTATCTGTACCGGGTCTATTATTAGGAATTTGCATAATAGTTCCATCGTCCCCTCTGATAACCTCATTATTGTCTACATAGGCTAAATCAGGAAGTATACCACCATTCTCATAAGTATATGCTAACACATTATCATCCCAATATTCTGCTGTTTGATTTGCTGCAGCATTCATACCTAGTTGAGTTTTATTCATGGTTTCTTTTCTGCGCCGCATTTGTTCCATCTGTTTTTTGCGTCTTCTAGATCCAATCCAACCAAAAGCCGCTCCTAATACTCCACCAGCAGCAGCACCAATTGGCCCTCCAATACTAAAACCTGTTCCAGCTAAAGAAGCAGCACTACCTAATGTACTACCTATAGCATCACCTGTAGAACCTTCTCCTGATAAACCAGAAATGGCAGAGCCAAGAACATTAGCTCCACCAAGGTAATTAGGCAGTTGATCCATGCCAAATGCATATGCTGGTACGTTTTTCTTATTAATTTTCTTTTTCATATTATATCATTGAGTATCTATAAGCTGTACTAATATAAGGTACTTTAAATTCATTACCACCATTACAATCATACTTATAATTACAGATGAGATATTTTCCCTTCATTCTGTCCTTATAAGACTTATTAGCTAGCTGTTCTACTTCATTTAGCTTTAATGCATTACGAGGAATTGCAAATTTATAAGTATCCTCTCTGTAATCAATGTCTTCACTAGTTAATGTTTCACTAGTTTGCCTTTTCGTAGTAAATAGTATCAAATCAAAATTAGTATCTGTAGTAAAATCACCACCATATTCAACATTATCAAATGTTTTAGTTTGTGGATATTCTGCATTTACTACAAACTCTATTTCAGATACTTTCGTTTTATCAGAATCTAAATTAGCTTGTTCACCACCATTGTACTTAAATAGTTTTAATGATTTAAACAAATATAGTTTATCACTAAACTCTGCATAATAGTCTGGATTGTAGTTATAGAATGAAGTAAATACTCCTAGTTGTTCATTAAACGCTAGTGTTTTATCTCCTAGAGTAAACAGAACTTCATTGTATTTCTTATCATATACTGCAATAGGATCTTTTTTAAACAAGTCTTTATTCTTATTCAAATAAGATTGAACTCCTTTTAATTTAGATACTGTTTGTAATTGACCATTAAACCCACATATCTCATTACGTTTACTATCATACCAGTATACGGTACTATCTGATTGAGTATTTGCTCTCAACTGGTTTGGACTTTCACCATTCATTGTAGTAAAGTAGTCATATCTGTCTAGTATACCACCAGTACCTAGAGTAAGAGCACCTGGGTTATTATCAGTTATAATAGAACGTTCATTTACTGCAACTGTGCCAAAAGCGTCTGTTTGCCAGAATACTAAATTGTTTTTAAATAACTTCATATCATTAATTGGTCCAAATCTAGTATCTACATCGAGATAATTGGCTACTTTGAATTTTGTCCATGAATCAGTAACTTCATTATTTGTTTTAAGCTCTGAAGATATGATACGAGTATCTGTTAATAGATTATCTATATTGTAAATAGATTTAGCTACAAACTTTTTTGCATTAGGTTGAGCAGAGTAAGCATCATTGTATGCATATGATGGAGTGTTCTGAGTATATAAATCACCAACAGTAATTATATCGTCTTCTACAAAGTGGTTAGCATACCCATCACCAGCTTGATAAGTTCTATTTATAGATGAATCAGCATGGGTTAATGCTAGATTAATACTTGACTCGCATGGTATAAAAGCACCCAAGAATAATCTGTTTGCTTTATTGTTATAATAATCATCTGTATTATAACTAAACATACAGTTATTATAATCAAATATGTTTAGATAAGTATCTCCACCATAACATAGTACTGTGGAAATACTAGATTCAGCACTAGCTCCTGTAGTAATATACACGGAATTCTGTACAGCAGAGTAAGAATTACCACCATATGCATTTACACTTTGCTTCATGTTACACAAAGCAACTGAATTAACATATCTGTAACTAGAAGTACTTACTGCTAATGGTATGTTAGCAATCATGTTGTCACTCTTAAATATAGAACATATTCCATGAGGACCATATTTTCTAACATTGTTTGCATCAGTCTTATCTACTTCACCATCTCCTGCGGTTCTAATATTATCCCATACCCAGTTATAATATACTTTATCACCAATAGTAATTGCTTCGGCATTATACCAAGGTTGATCACCATTTGTTAACCAAGGACTGCTTGGCCCTGCATATTTTGCACTTTCTACTGCAGCAGATTGAACACCATTTTCAACATATAAACCATAGTATTTAGCAAGTAATGCTGAATAGAAATCATCATTGTTTATTACTATTGCTCCATTAGCAACATAACCATTACTAGACTGACCTCCTAATGTTTTGGTTGGTTTTATTGTAGTACCATCATACTTTATAGATTTAGCATTTGCTAATACTTTTAGAGATCCATCTGTAATACCCCAGTCACCATCCGCAGTAATAGGAGATGTCATAATCCCTACCTTTTCAACTGTTTGAAACTTATCAATTAATGCATCTGCATTTTCTCTGTTAATTGCTATCTCTGGAGATACAAACATGAAATAATTGTTAGATTGTGTATCTGACAAGTTAAAGGTATATTGGAAATCTCCATTGTTGTGAGTCTTTGCATAGTAACCATGCTTGTTTGAATAAGCTAGATATGGGAATGGTGTTAAGATGTTAGAATCTCTATCATAATTTGTAATGCAACTTACTACTCCTTGAGCTAATATAGTTCTATCAGATAGAGTTCTTTCGCATCTAACTATTTCATATCTTACCACATCTGATGGTAAATTCTTTACTTCAAATTCAATGCCAAGAGGTTTAGTAACAACTGATAAATTAGATCCATAATCACTAGATTCATTAGAAGTAAAAAACTTATAACCTGTATCTTTATTAGATGGCATTCTTATGTCACCTATCCAATGCACTGGTGACGCTAAACCTTGCTTATTATACAATACTATACCAAATCTATAAATCTCATCCCTCATATATCCCTTTACTTTGGATTCTATTTCAGCATTAGAATAGTTTGGTATTTTGTTACCAGACGATAAACTTATTGAATTTGATTTATCGTTACCTTCATAGTTAATACCTAAACTAGTAAGTGATCTTGAAGAAGCATTGAATGTAAATTCTTCATTTATCATTCCTCTAGATGTAGTAGATGCATCTTCTAGTAAATCTGTAGTAATGAATCTATATGATACATTCTTGCCTTTTCCACCTTGTATGTATCCTCCTGTTGGAGAAGTAGTGTATTTGTATGCACTGCCGTCTACATTAAATGGGCATATACAATCGTGGTCTTTAGGTATATTTGTAGTAGTTAATGCTGATAGAGCAAAGTTTAACGAAGAACCAGAGTTAGATAACAATAATACATTACCAGAAGAATTAGCTCTAAATGCTCTAGCATCATATTCTACATCCCATGTTTCCTCAGTAAGATTAGCAGCAAATAATCTGTTATCTTTAGATTCTATTACTTCAGGTATAAATGTATAATTAGCTAATGAATTAAATTCATCAATACTTAATTCTGATACTAAGCTACCACCTTTATCTTCATAGTTTATTACAGAACCAGTTCCAATAACTATATCATCTACTATAGATATTACAGGTACCTCATTCTTTGCCTTATAGAATAAAGAGATTATTCTAAGTCTATCAAATCCAGTACTATTGTTTCTTACTTGTAACTTTATGGACTTACCAGTATTTTGTCCTTTAGAACTTCCTTTTACAGCATTGTAATTAGTTTTTTGATCTCCGTCACTCAAATGATAAAGAGGGGTAAGTGGAGATATTGCAGACTCTGTACCTCTTACTTTAAACAATTGATAACAGTACTGTATCATTCCAGATTCTAAACTACCTGTTCCAAATCCATTAAATTCAAATGGTGCTAATGTAGCTTTTGGTAACATTACTATAGAATCCGAAGTAATAGATGAATTACTAGATATGTGATCATCATCCACATTGATTACTTTAATTTGTGAATGACCATCTGCCCAATATACTTTTACATTATTACTTGCTTCCCATCTACATACACTACTAATTGCAGCTACGTTGCTAGATGATACTTCTATATCTAAAGGTCTATTAGTTACTACTTTTGTTACAATTGGTTCCTCTTGGGATCTAGAAAAATCAATTCTATAGACATTATTGTTATTTGTACCATTAACCTTAGTAAAAACAATCGCCCAATCTCTTACTGTGGTAACGTGTATAATAGTTTCACCAGACAAATTTGAAGAAGGTCTGCACGCTAGGAACCCTTCTATATTTTGCATTGCTGCAAAAGAAGACCCTTCATTCGTTAATATACGAATGTTCTCAGCATAAATATACTGATTTTCTTTTAAGACAGAATAATCTACGTCCATATTCATGCCACCAGAAAATGTATTTGTTTGTCTTCTTGTATTCATATTTAGTTAGCATTATAAATATGTTGTCTGGAACCAGTATGACTGTAAAATGAATTATGATCTAATAGTTCTGTATGTATTTTATTCCATGTATTTTTAATAGATTCTAATTCGTCTTCATTAGGTAACATAGCTTCTGCATATGCTTGTTTACAGTAAAAATTCCAAGAATTACGCATATCATAATATATACGTTGATTCATTTCCCCTCTTATATACTTTTGGAATCCTATCTTTTGTGCAATGTACCAATAAATTGCTTCCATGTATGAAGCACTATCTGGAATCAATGGATACCCATCTTCATCAGTAGGTATAGCACTGTATGATAATTTTAGATATCCACATGGTGCATTTGTCATTATATAACCAGGCTTAATACTATATTGCAAATCCCAATTAGGATTAGTACTTGTATTACCTCTCATATAATCTAGGTTAATGGTATGCTTATTTATTAAGTTCCTAAGTATTGTCTTCATATTTTTATTAGTATTTAGCATTTCTAGTGCTTCAGTTTTATCAATATTACCATATAGATCTACAACTAGATTTACTAATACTTCATCTTTAACCCATATTTCGGGTTTCTCACAATCACAGCATTCATCACATCCCCAAGCAGCAAATGAACCTGTAGCTTTCCTCATAGGAAACCAAGGACCATCACAATTAAAAGAATATGCAACTTGGTGTAGTTTATGTAGGTTACAAGGTAACTGTGCTTGATGGCAGTGTATTTTGATAATTGGAGCCCCTTCTACACCTGAAACAATATGTTCAAACTGTTGTACTGCACCAATTTTTTCAATAGCCTCAGCCGCCCACTCTATAAAATCAGAAATCTTAATTTCATCCTCCTCTAACCCTAGATCTGCTATTACTTTGGCTATCGCAGTTTTAATTGATGTTAATTTCGTTATCATAAATCTTAATTTTTATATTTCCATTACTCCAGATAATTTGTGTATGTTTTTATTAATTCCCTTCGACATAATCCCTTACACGATTTTTTAATATTTGAGCCAAATATCTCTTATTATCTCTTGTCATTATCAATTGATACATTGTCTTATTCTTCGTAAGCATATTATGTTTGTTCCAATAAAAACGATATTTATATCCCCCAGTATGGTCGTTAAGATGATAAATTACTTTATTGTATTTTTTGCTTTCTGCATAATCTATCCTGAGACTCCTACCACTATATTCTTTTGGTTTGTGCTTCACTATACTTAAAGTACCTAGTCTGCATGGTAATTTTATCTCTTTACCATTCTCTATTAGTTCATCTCTCAAGTATTTGAAGTAATCATTAATTACTCCTCTAAATGTTTTATAATCTACTTGATATAATGGGTTATCACCAACATAATCAATATAAGATCTATAGAAGTCTTTTCCAGTATAAGATTTAGTTTCTTGCATTTAGTCCATTATTAACGTCGTTAGTACTATTATTTGTATTATCAGTAGGTACAGTTAACATTATATTTAGTTCTTTGCTAAATATTAAGTTCTTCAAAGTAGGGATCATATTAGCAGGGATAGGATATGGACTATCATAATCATAACAATCTGCTGCTTTTGTAGGGTCTTCTAATATGCCTTCTATTTCTACATACTCTAGAAAGCCAGGTCCATTTAAATATAAATGATTATTCTTTAAGTAAGCGATATAATCATTACATGTATATTTTCTACTTGTCTGATATTTAGCTTTTGTTTCATTACCAACCTGAATCAGATTACCATGCATATCTTTAACTGCTACTAGACCAGTACCAAAATGCAAATCTATAAATTTAGGTAATTCTTTATCTGATACGTAATGAAACCCATTAGGCACCCCGCATGTACTTACTTTGGATATATGCAATGGACCTAATGTCTGTATATAGCTAGGATTAATATCTCGACCTTTATCCAAATCTTGCTTAATTAAAAAAGCCCTGTATTGATGAATCCACTGTTCTACCTGTATACGTGATAAATTTTCACTTTCTGACACATTATTGTCTCTCAGAATGTTATAAATATCGTCTATAATTGTATTTAGTGAATTAAATGTCATTTCCACGAGTTATTAATTGTTATTGTTATCTTTTCTTTGTTGTCTGCAGCTTTCTGGAGTAAGGACATTAATTTATTAAAGGCAACTTTAGAATCACTTACCCAATCTTCTTTTTCACCATCCCAAGTACCTACAAGAATACATCCGCTGGAATCGGCAGATGAATTGCCACAATGAATGCGTATGCCAGTGAAATTAGGTACGTTAAGGATTTCCGGCAATATTTTCTTAAACCTTGGTGAATACGATAATACCATTTCGTATGTACCTTCAGGTATTGCAGTTTTACCATAAACTTTTTCTCCTTCTGGTCTTACTCTATCTTCTAGGGTATCTGCTATATATTTCTTATCAATATACAATTCTCCAATAGTTGCAGAGCTACCTAGAAAGATTCTATTTAATGTTAATTCCATTATGCAGCAGGTGTTTCTAATGCAGCAACTCTAGCTTCCAAACTTTCAAGATCCTCACTTAGAGTGGTTAATCTAAGGTTCAACGCTGAAATCAATTCTCTTACTTCACTATCATTATAGTTCTGAAGACTAGCAAGTTTATTTTTCTCTTGTGTAGTATAATCTTCAGTAGATAGTCCTTTACCTTCAACTTTATCTTCTTTGTTTTGTTCTAAATCCGCTATCTGTTGCTTTATCTGAGAAATGTCTTCAGTAGCTTTATTATTAACTAAAACCCATTTAGTACCATTAAAATACTTTAAATCCCCACCATTTGGATTAGATGATAGATCTGCCCAATATTTAACAGATGCAGGATTAGGTTGAATTGTACTAGCTAGAATGTCGTATTTATTATTATAAAGTGTACTCATATTATTTTAAAATAAAAAAGGTTGACTAAATAGCCAACCTTTGTGTTTTAGATTTCATTTTCTTTTTCCTCAGTAGGAGGATCGATATTGTTTTCTTCCGGACGAACAGTAGAAATATTTTGTAAAAGTTGTTTAAGCTCTTTCACTTCAGCTCTCAATTCATCAAGTTCTTTGAAATCTTTTGTCACATTGGTTGTTATGTCCGAATTTACATTAAGTATTTTTAAGATGTCTTCACATCTCCTCATCTCCTCATCAATCTTACTTAAGCTCTCTTTCTTGATTCTACAATCCTCTAGAGATTGTCTAACCATATTAATAAAAGGATATTGATAGCTTCTAGCCTCATAGTCATACCCTTTTTCTCTGCCCATACGATGTTCATACTCTGGACTGTAATAACTATTACGATTACCGTGCATACGTTCATATGCTTTATAATCGTTTTCATCATCGTCACACATTAGATAAACATAATAGTGCCACATCTTACCTTCGTCAATGTCTTTGTCACATAGCCAAGCTTTTGCCAATTCTGCGAAGTGTTTGGTATTTGCGCTGCCAGTCATAGCAACGACTGCTTTGTAATAATCTGAATAGATCATATTCATGGCAACATACCAATCCCATTTGTTATGTTTTTCAGATTTTAAATTTATGCCCATTTGATTGGCAACGGACGTTGTCTCTTCAACCGTCCAATGAGGACCTTTTGTACCATCCTCATTCTCCATACCCTCTACAGCATAGCGAGCATGTTCCTCATCAAAGTGAGGGCCATTAATGGCTTCATACATATTTGCAGCCAATTCTGACTTCAAAATAGTGAAACCCTTCTCCAGTAAGCTACCCTCATGCTTCTCTAAAGCGGTAGATAATTTATCTATAGCTTCTGATGGAGATTGATGGCGTTTGATTTGTTCTAATATTTTGTTCAAATGCATAGTTTCAATTTATTTATTGATTAATACTAAATTGAAATATTTTGCAATTATTTTGATATTTTGATAACCCTTGTATCTGTTACTTGTATTAAAGGGTTTGAATTAACTATTTGATAATGAGGAATTATATCCTTCTTAAAATTTAAAGTAAATAAGCGTCTAAAGAAACCTTTTTTACGCCATACTTTCTCTTCATATATAAATAGATCTTGACGATTCTTTATATCCAGCACATGTGTGATCATGCTGTCTATTCTTGCTATTTTGATAGTTGTCAATTGATTTGGCTTTAACTCTACTGTAAAATTCCTATCTACTGGAATCTCTTGAGTTATTGTATCCGAAATAATAGTTTCTACTGATGCGACTTCCTTTAATTTCTTATCTTTTATTTTAAGTTCTTTAGATTGTTTTCTTAGTTCTTGCACTAAACTATCTTCAGAATGTTTGAAGTCGTCTACAGTTAATTGTAATACTTTGTTTTGTTTCTCCATTCCTGAGAGAGCACTCTCATAGTAATGTAAATTCACAGAAGATCTAGCTAACGCATTATCTAGATTATCTACTTTTTTATTTAGTCTGTAATTATCAAAACCTAAAACTGCTATCAATAGTACAGCACCTAATTTTATGTAATGTATAAAATTCACTATTTAATCTTTTTAACTAGTTTTCTTATCTTAGGCAAATCTTCTCTATCTATAGTGATATCAAGATACTTTTCACCTTTTTTACGTATAAACTTATTTAGAAGTTTCCAAGGTCCGTCTGGATATAATGTAGCCAAGTTTTCTATGACTGACCATAGTTCTACTCCAGCAATAAGTCCTGCAAAGAATTCTACTAGATGAGCATCTATGGATATTAATATACTAGCATCTATTTGATTTGCAAACCATATAATAGCACCACACCAACCAAATTTGCGTAAGGTTTTCCATAGTCTTCTTGATTCAAACTTTTTTTGATTTTTAAATGCTATCTTACCACCTAAATACGCATCTACTAATATTATTAATAATAAGATAAATAGAACTGCCCATAAGGGTGTAAAACTACCTGCCACCCAACTAAATGCTCCTGTTATCAAGCAAGAGATAAATTTGGCTGGACCATCACTGAATAGTTCTTTAAAGTAGTTCATACTAGATACTCCTTGGGACAATAAAAAATATTGATGAATTTTATTTAACATAATAGATTGATATGAAAGGAAAACAAAAACGCTAACTAAATTTTACTTCAGTTAGCGTTTGGTATTTTTTGATATGAGAATTGATGTTATAACGTCTTTAGTTACTAAAAGTTCTCTTATATAAATTGACACTATCCTAAGTAATAGCGGTTATTTGTTCACTATTTGATCATCTTGCATTTGTTCATAAGCAATGAAATCTGAATCTACTTGTTCCTTCAATTCTTTTCTCTTTTGTAAGAAATCTTTGTAAATATCTATATAACTTTCATCTAATATCCCTAGTAATGCAGCATTATAGTCATTCAGTTTCTTTGCTTCAACATCTGTACCCCATAATTCATTAATACATGTTTCTAATATCTTATTAGCCGTTAATGTGGGCCATACAGTTACTTCATAATAGGAATAACCGTTATATTCAGTATTTTGTTCTTCTTGTATATTCCATCTATACAAATAATAACCACTATTATCTTTTTCTATCTTACTAGGTATTTTATTACTATATACTCTTTTCATATTATTCTGTAGTTGTAGTTATTTCAGTTGATTTATATTTAGGGAAAAAGCAAAGACGTGTTCCTATATCTCTAGCAGAATTGGATGTGTAACCACCATAAATACTTGCAAGACCATTACCTAAAGCGCCATTAGCAGAAGATCCGGCTAATACTACAAATATTCCGTCAATTGTTATAGTAGTACGATAATAATCACACCAATAAGTGGAAGAACTACCATCTACTTCTGTAGGTATGATATCACCATTTTCTCCAAGCAACATCTTCTTAGCATAACCGCTTGTACGGCAGATATTACCTTTCTTGTCATAGCCCGTGTAAGAGGTGTCGCTGAAATTCGACGGGTCATCGGTGGTCCATAGAATAGACAATCCAGCATCACCCGTGGTGACCTGTATATTAGCCCCGTCAGTGTATTTCCAGACATGACCGAACGGATTCTCTATGCCACGATACCTGTTAGCCATCAACGTGGCATGAGTACCGTCGGAAGCGTTCTTCACCACATATGCCTTCTCTCCAGAGCCGTTCCCGAACTTGTTGGTATAGCCGCATGGTATAAGGGGGTTTGCATTATTGAAATTTATCCAATCTGTCATTTGTGATGCACCCTCTCCAAGACCACCTTGTGAAAATCCATTAGCATCTTTTTGAGCGTTAAATGGTTTTTGACTATTTAATGTAGCATATTCTACTGCAAATAACCAGAATAAGGTTTTATGTGCTCCATAGGTGTACATCTCCCAACCACTTCCACGTTTCCTAGCGGCTTGCCGAAATTGGTCTCGGGTGAGGTAGGTGACGGGACAACCTAGCAAGGAACGGTAGGTGCCGTCCCATTCGGAGGTGTTGTCACCTCCTCTTTTATTTACATTTGTACTTCCAACACCATAAGAGGAAATCAAAGTAGAGGAGCTTCTATCTATTCCAGACTCAAATGAACTTATATAAAATTGATCTATATGGTTATATCCTGGTAATGGCATAGCGGATAGCATCATTCTAAATTTAGTTCCGTATTGATATAATTTATACCAATGTTCAGGTATTTTAGTCATTACCGACTCTGTTAAATATTCTGTACTTATATTACCCCAATTTGAATTATTTAGATAACTTTTTATCCCACCTTTATTATCCAGTATTACTCCCCTTATCTTACTCTGGATAGGTAGTTCTCTATGTAATTGCATATTACCTACTCTAACTCCATCAGGACTAGATGATGCAGTATCCCACTCAACACCATATGCATATCTTTCTTCTAAATCTGGTATATCTTCCCAAGCTGGAGACCACTCGGTCGAGATGTCACCATATTCAAGCTTGATCTTGTGGATGGTACTAGTAGTACTTGATCTGGGAAAAGCATAAACTCTCAAGAAAGTATTAGATGTCTCATCACCATCTGTTGTTTGAGTTCTCCATTTAAATGTTTTGCTAGCCTTTCCATTAACAAAATCTTCAGGTGTATATCTAACAAGTTGATCTCCTCTACCACCTGAGTTAAATAACATAAAATGGGCAAGACCTTCACCTAAATCTCCCCATATAGTACAAGTCACTTCCGCATTTTTTTGGATAGATTCAGTTAACCAATAAGATGCTGTAGGATAATTCGAGTTACTCACCTCCTTCCCAGATCCCAGCAACAGGTTCCTACCGTACATAGGTAACTTACGATACTTACCATCATCCATTAAAGATTTAGTTCCATCACCCGTAGTATATATTGTTAACTTCTTAGTATTACTCTCAGAAAGATTATGTGTTAGATCTGTATGTATATCAATTCCGTTACTTGTTGGTATTAAATATTTTGCACCAGAATCTACACTTACAGTTAAATCTTGATATATAAAGATTTGCACAGAATAATCCTGTAGTATTCCCATATTCAATTCTAGATGAAACCAAATAGCATTATCACCATTAACATTATACCCACCAAGAAGACTTGATATATACATCCCATTATCTCTTACTGGAAGCGTATTAACAGCGTTGCTTGGAAGTTTCTCTAATAATTTATTATAATTTTCCTGAGATATAGATGGATTGTCACTTGATGTTATCTCCATAACAATGTCAAATACTGTATAATCTGGTAAATCAGATTTAGTAGCTAATTGAGTGTCTACATATTCCTTATTAACATCTACAGTAGGTATAGTAGGTTTACTAGTAAGATCATTGTAACTACCAGATGTAGCTACAGTAGATAATGTAGGTTTATTCAATATCAATGCATCTCCTTCTGTAGCATTCCAATCAGCATTAACATTTACTTCGGCACCAGCAGCAATGCCATTCAATTTTGTCTTATCTGAAGGTAACATCAAACCAGCTAAAGCTGTAGTAGATGCAGGAAGATTCAATTCTATATTTTCTACTACATTGGTTACTAAGTTCCTTTTATCCAGAGTAATAGAGATACCTGTTGCTGTAATATTCTTAGTAGCAGCTTCAATTACCTCATTGATGTTTGTAACTTTAGTTTTATCTGCAGCAATATAGTCATTAGTACTTAAACCCTTACCTTCTACTTTATCAACTTTAGTATCAATAGCATTATATACATCAGTAAAATCAACTTCTGGTATATTTACTACAGACCATACTCCATTCTGCCTAGCATATTGCTTACCATCTTTAGGTGCTTCTTCTACTAGTTCCCGACCATGATCACTACTTAAGTATGGTATTTTAACCCATTCCCCATTATATTTTACTTTAATTACCATAATTAAATATTAAATATTTGTTTGCCAATTGTTTTAGCTTCTGTTCTAAGTGTTTGAAAAGATTGCCATTCATCATATCTGGTAATAGGTTGACTGCCACTAAGCAATTGTTCAACCATATTAGATTTTAATGCTGCTTCCTCATCTGCACTATATCTAGTTCTGATAACCTTACTTACGAAAGAATCATAAGTTGGTTCTTCATTGAATTTTAATTCATAGTAAGCATAACCATGTATATCTTCAGAATTAACTTCTTCAATATCCCATCTAACTGCCCATTCATTCATTCCTAGGTATTCTATTACTTCAGGTATATTATCACCCTGTACTTTCTTTAATTCCATCATCACTTAATAATTTTTGTCTATAATCTTTAAAATTATAAGATCTCGTAAAGCGATACCATAAATTATGACAGTTTCCATATTTACACCATCCCCAATAAGCTGCTAGTGCTGCTAGCCTCTTATTCTTACTTTTATAACTTAATTTATGAATAAACTTCTTTTTGATATCTTTCCTGAGTAAAGTATGATCATGGTAAAATACATAACCAATAAAATCTATACCTCTTGCTTCTACAGGAAATATCTGCCAATTACGTTTTACTTTTAATTTCAAGTTATCAGCTAGATATTTTTCAATCTCTTGTAAGCAATATCTTAAGTAATCTTTATCTGGGTGTAATATAACAATATCATCACAATACCTGTAATAATATTTTATTTTTAATACTTGTTTAATCCACCTATCGAACCAAGTCAAATTCAAATTTGCTGCAAATTGAGATATGTAATTTCCAATTGGTAAACCTTTTGGTGTAGAATAAACTACATGATGTAATAATCTTAATAGTTTCTTATCCTTAAATATCTTTTCAAATTGTGAGTATAACACATCTTGATCTATAGAAGGAAAGAACTTTTTAATATCTAATTTTAAACAATATTTTGTGCCTTCTTTATCAGCTTTTAAATCTCTTTTCAATCTCTTTACTCCATAATGAATACCTCTTCCTTTTAAACAGTTAAAGGTATCTGCAGTAAATCTACTAACAAGGTAAGGTTCTATAACATTCATTATAGCATGATGGACTATTCTGTCTGGATAATACGGTAGCCTATATATCTCTCTTTCTTTATTACCACGATCGGCGATGATTGTATATATGCAATATTCCGAAGTACGATACGTATCTTCTATTAATGCCTTTTGTAACCGGACCAGATTTTCATGTGGATTCCTGTCAAATTTCTTAACGCCGTATCTTTTAGTTTTACCTAGCCTAGCCTTTTTTTCAGCCCGGACCAGATTTTCATATGATATTATCCTATTAAATAAATTGCCTATTCTTTTCATAAGCTATTTTGGTGGTAAGACCCGTTCGCACAATACTACTAGGGTCTCTTCAAAGCACCTGTTATCTTTTACCTAGAGGTAAGGCTGATCTAAGTTCAACAAACATTTATGTAAGTATCTGAAAGTATCTGTTAGTTCTAAAATTTCACTGATATTCGTCTATGAATTCGAGGATGCATTATTAGCATTAGCTATGAAGACTCTGCATTGAGAACCATTATCTGAATTACCTGACTGTTTTTTCAAGTATGAAATAATGTGACAGCAGTCTTACTATAAAGTCATCTCATAGTAATTCTTTTAGATCCCGCCCTTGTTATTAATATTTAATTATCTATATTACTCAGGACTATGCCTGCATTTTCTTAAATGTATCTGAATCAACTACAACGATCTTACCGTAAAAGGCTAATCTTGCACCGAGAACCGTCCAGGAACCCGAGGACGCATGATCAGCAAGAGCCACGAAGACCCCGCATCGAGAACCATGACCCGAATCACCCGACCGTAGGAAGATTCTATTTGCTGTTGGATTAAACCAGCTATAATCGGAATAGTAAGTAGTTTCAGATCCACCATGTGCTGTAGGAACTACATCACCATATTTGCCTTGAGCTATGGCTTTAGTCCATCCAGAATATGCTGCTGTTGCAGCTGGATTAGGTTCATATCCTACAACTCTGATATTAGTAGCACCTGCTGCTTCAAGCTCTGCTACATCCTTATCTGGGAATGAACCTCCGTCATATACAACGTATTTACCTTTTAAAAGGTTTATTCCTTGTACAAACTCCCACTTACTGTAATAGCAGTCTTCAAGTCCTAGGAAGTTAGTTGAATAGTATGATGTATCATTTGTAGTAGCCTTTTTACCATCTCTATTACCCAATGTAATAGTTGCTCCAGTAATTCCATAATTATATCTTTTGGTTCCACCAGAACAAGGTATTGCTGAATTAGAAGTACTAATGTTAGTGGTCTTATAGTAAGCACAAAACATTCTAGCTATAGTAGCATGAGATCTATAATCTCCAATACTCCATAAAGGACCATTTGACTTAGCTTGAGATATAAATGTAGCCATTGTTTGTGAAGCAGTAGACGCTACACCCCATACAGACATTAAAGTTCCATCAGTATTAGTATAAGCCTCAAAAGTACTTAACAACATTTCAGGTTCTTCGATATAATCACTATCAATTTGTTGTTCAGAAATATAAGTTCTCCAAATGCCAGGTGATCTTTCAACAGTTTTATGATAGTATTTTGGGAAATACACCATTCTATTTTCTTTTCTAGAAAGGTCAATATCAATAGCAGAACCATCGGGCCAATTAGCACTATTTTCTTCATTACAATAACTAATTAATGCAGCATCATCTCCATAGGGTTTAGCAATACATCTCTTAAACTTACTTCTTAGTGATTCAATTACATTTCTATTACCACCTGTTGCACATGTAGTAGATGAAGCATTTTCATTATTTTCATACCAATATGCTAGAGTATCTTCTAGATTGTTATTGGTTACAATTTGATTGCAATACCAAACTGCATTGTATGTACCAAATAAATATGATTCTCCATTTACCGCATTATATTGTGCACTACAGTAAGTAGGTAATAATGTTGTTTCATCAAAACCATTATTACTATACAACGATATTACACACCAGCCGTGACTATTAGGACTTATTTTCCCTTGAATAGTTATACTAGCTTTATTTTTATAATTTCTAATAGTCCACTTACATATTGCTTGTAAGTAATCAACAGTAGGGTGACCGGCAGTTTCATAATCGTCTCTTAGTAAACCATCTGTAATCAAAGTGCTCCAGTTTGGGAAGTTAGCATATAATGCTATATTACTGTTTTCAAATCCAGCATGATACCCATCTAACAAATCAGCATCTAGTCCACTACCTGCACCATCATTACCAGCATGCCATACTTTATTTCCTTTATAGGTTATAGAACTATTTGATACTGTTAAAGATGAATTTAAATCAAATGGGCTATCACCCCATCCGACATATGATCGATAGTTTTCAGAACTAGGATCGCTTACATATCCTCCAATACCACCAATTCTAGTTGCTCCATCTTTCGTATAAAAGTGCATACCGGGAGCATGACCAGAACCTATTGATTTTACAGGAATCTTAATAACAGCATCTATGTTGGTTTTAAATTGAACACCTCCAGCAACGTCCAACATTCTTTCTGGAGCAGAAGTACCTATACCTACTTTACCATCAGATGTTATCCTCATTCTTTCGACGTTATTTGCCGAAGTTCTAAAATAGATTTCGTTGCTATTTATATAAGTATTATATCCTTTGGCTGCAAGGTCGTAGCCTATATGAAGATTATTAGTACTACTAAATCCAAAGGAATCAAGGTTATTACCATTAGTATCTTTTACATAAATAGTATGGGAATTGTTCATATAGATGTGATCCACATTAGTCATATTACCACTAATATTTGCACTACCATCAAATGCTTGTCCCCATATAGTTCTAGCAGTAGCTAACTTAGTAGCAGTTGCAATATTATCAGAAGCAGTTAATGCAGCATCAAGCTTAGTCTTATCAGCAGCAGACATTACACCCGCAGTAGTAGTAGTGGCTTTGTTGATTACTACTGTATCAGTACTTGCGGAACCATTCACTGGATTCTTTTTAGATAAAGTAATAGTAGCTGCATTAGCATCTGTAACAGCACCAGTACCACCAGTAACATAATTAGTTAAGTTTGTTACTTTAGTTTTATCTGCATTCGTATAATCATTTGTTGAAAGACCTTTACCTTCTTCTTTCTGTACAAATCGTGCATCTGCTTGTGCTTGGCTATAACAATCAAATGTGAAATCATAGTTTTCACTAGGATCTAACCACATGATCTCTTCCTCAGTAGGTTCAGTATCTGAGATCTTAATATCCTCTGGAATAGTCACGTTCTTATTAACAACATTGAGTTCTACTCTTTTAGTAATAGTCTCAATCTTATTAACTTGTGCACCTGCTTCAATATCCTGTAACTTTGCAAAGTCTTCTTTAGACATCAAACCATTAGATGTTAATGAAGCTAATTCAGCAGTACCACCTAATGCATCCCAACCTTCACTTGTCCATGCGTAGTTAGTATCGTTCTTACGAACATTCCACACATCACCAATTACATTACCTTCAGTAGGCAAATCTTCAATCGTATCTACAGATCCTTTGAAAATATATACAGAAGTAAATTTACTATCTACTTGGGATTTATTATAGTAGTTGTTAGCAAGATCATCTGCTACTACCTTTATGTTAGCATCAGTTTGATCCTTAGTATAGTACCTAGTATCATGAGTATGAGTAGTTACTTCACCTACTAATACAGCTTCAATAGCTGCTTTACTAAGTTCAGCATCTTTACCGGGTTCTCCTTGAGGCCCTTGAAATCTACCCATATTAACCCATTCAGTACCATTCCAAAAGTATAAGTCTGTACCAACAATATAAGAATCACTAAGTTGTGGATCTACTATAGTATCTAAATCTTCTGGACTATCAAGACTACCTTTTAAGATAATACCTGAGGATGGCCAACCTGTGTTTACATATACATCATTAACTTCATCCCAAAGATACCAATAACCATCATCTCCTACTTTGGGAGGATTGTCTGCATATTCTTTAGCTCTGTTTGCTTGAGTATTAGCATTATTAGCAGCAGTAGTTGCATTTGTAGTAGCCTGTTGTGCGGCTGTTTTAGCCTCATTTACGGCAGTTATAGCGTCAGCTGTATTCTTTTCCCTTGCAGCCTCTTGAGTCTCTCTAATCGCCTCATTTGCCTGTCTAGTGGCTTCATTTGCTATCCTTTCCTGTTCTGCTGTATCACGAGTAGTTTCAGCTGCTATTCTAGCATCTTCATTATCTACACGTTCTGTTTCAGCTGCAACTCTTCCTTCTTCAGAACTGATTCTTTTTGTTTCTTCCTCAATTCTTTTCTGCTCATTTGTGTTACGTTCAGCTTCAGCAGAAGCTCTTAATGTCTCTGCACTAGCTCTAGCACTTTCAGCAGATATACGATTAGCTTCATTAGTTTTGCGAATATCTTCTTCAGACTTTCTAGAGTTCTCTGCAGCAATACGCTCATTCTCAGCAGTTACCCTTTTAGACTCTTCTGCTTTCCTACTATCTTCATTGGAGATACGTGTATTTTCATTGCTTACTCTGGTATTTTCAGCATTGACTCTACCTTGTTCCGCAGTAATACGTAATGCTTCTGCTTCCTTAACAGCTTGTTCAGTAGCTTCTACTTGAGCTTTAGCTTCTAAGGCTTCTGCTGCTGCATCTAATGCAGGTTGTTTTAATGATTGAACCCACTCTTCTTCAGTACCTACGAAACCATGTTTTACTGCAACTTCATATGCTGACCAACCTTGAATACCTTGCATACCAGATAAGTCAACAATAAACTTCCAGCCTTCTTGAGTCTTTAAGTAAACTTTAGCATCATCAGGGTCTTCTACATCATTAGTATTAATAAGTACGTACTCACCTAACTTTACATCAGCAGTACCCCAATCAGCTTCCATTGCTTCAACTGAAGGATATTCCTTCTTGTAAGTGAAAGCATCACCAATAGCAGCTATACCAGTATTAACATATTGTTTAGTATCATAGTCATAGATCCACCAATCACCATCTACGATCTTTGGTGGATTACTAGCAATCTCTTCAGCTTTATCAGTAGCAGCGATAGCATCATCAACTATACCCTCAATTTCTTCTACAGCTTGATTGGCTTTATCTGCAGCTTCATTTGCTTTATTAGCTGCATCTAGTGCTGCAACTGCTGCATCTTCAGATGCTTTACTTAGGCTATCAATCCAATCTTGTTCACTACCTTCGAAACCTAATTTAACTGCAATATCATAAGCACTAAGACCACGAGCTTCTATACCTGTATCTACATATACTTTGTTGATAGGATCATAAGTAAACCAATGATCATTCTCACCTATATATGGAGTCTCTGCAGTAGCTTTTACTCCAGTATCTCTATTGTCTACCCACCAGTTGCCATTAGAACCAATAAATGGTGGTACATAGTCATCTTTACTTACATCAAAGAGTACAATCCATTTTTCTATATCGTGATTGTAAACTTTAATTATTCTACCTTTTGAATCTGCTCCCAAGTCAATCCAGTACCCAACCTGATCTGGATTGGGTACGGTTATACTTGCAAACCACTCATAATATACATTATTCTTAATCATATTAAACTATATATGGATTTTCCTCTTTTATTGTTTGTATTGCTTCTAACCACTTGTTATAGTACTCAGTAGCTTTCTCATCATTACCTAATGCTGTATTTTTTACATACCCCATATAAAGAGGGTCTGCAACACTTTTATAATCCTTTTCTCTATTTTTCTCTATCTCGATATTTTTATTAATTTTTATATCTTCTATTTCTTCCTGAGTAAGAGGAAGCATATAAAAAAGATGATATAAATCATAATCTTTATGAGAATTATAGAATTCAATTTGTTCTAATGATGCTGGCATCATTTTACCTTCTAGGATATCATCATAACTAGTTGCAATATTTTCAGGAAGAATACTTTCATACCATTCTTTTGTACCTATTGTCATTCCTCCTGCAAAAAATACATAATATTGTTCGTTTTCCATAATAAGTGTTTTATTGATAAGCTAAAAATATAATATCTACTGCATCATTTCCTTTCAACCCAGGTCTATGACTTTTATTATCTGTGTCTATAAATACAATATCGCAAGAATTTGAAGATCTACTAGTTACTCCTGTAGAACCAACAAAAGCACCAACAGTAGATCTTTTACTGCCTATAGCATATGCTATATAATTAGTATTTCCAATGTTATGGTTTACTCGTATAGTACCCTCGTTTACATTTGAAATACTAGATACTTTTTTTCCACCAACTGTATACACGTTTTGTATTGATGAATTAGTACCACTATAATAGCAAATACAAACAACGCCAGGGCCAAACCAAGAACCACGATAGGCTTCATCTACTGTAATTTTTTTACAAGATAGAGTACCTGTTATAGTAGCATTATTTGCTACCATAGAGCCATCTTGATAGACTCTAAAAGGAGCCCAAAATCTATTTCCTTGTGAAGTACCATCATCAAATGGTTTACCTGCCCATATTCGTACTTCTCCACTACTATCTCCATAACCTGAAATACCTGCAGTAGCTCTACCATTTCCATCTAATGGACCTAAAGTAATAATGCCACTTTTGTACATGTTTATTTTACCTTTATTGTAACGAGTTACATTACCAATGTTTGTAATATCTTGTAATAGATCTTCATCTCCAATAGCTATTACTTGTGCACTAGCATTTGCATCATTACCGGGATCTAGTACAACACATTTATTCGCAGAATAAATAATACCAGTAGGATCAAAATTCCAACCTGCTATATTAGCTGTTTGTGCTAATAATAATCCTGTTGCAACCATTTCAAAAGAAGACATTACTTGAAAACCACTAATACTACTAGTATGACCCTTACTCTTTACAATGTAGTATTGACCGTTGTGTTTAACAACATCCCTTCTATCATCTGTCCAGTAATAAGTTTTACTACTACTAAAATCTCCTCTAAACACTAATGCTGGTCCTGCTGGTCCAGTAGCTCCAGTAGCTCCAGTAGCACCCTGTGCATATCTACCTTTCACGTATTGCTGTGAAGCGTCATCATAATAATACCAATAACCATCGCTACCTATATATGGTGAATAACTATCCTGACCATTAACTCCATCTTTACCGGAGAATTTAACTGGTTCTGTCCATCTATAAGATGTATTTGGTATTAGATCTATAGAATTAGTATTTGGATTATAAGTACCTTTACTTGACCAAGTAGTATAGCTACTTAGATAATGTGCATCTAATGACCAGTTGTATGCGCCTGTTGCAGTAGGTAATGTGGTAAACGTTGGCCTAGAAGGTGTACTATTACTACAGATATAAATAGTAACTTCTTGTTTACCGTTTTGACCAGTAATTCCCTGTTTACTCTTGGATATTACAAAATCTACTGTGTCTACTTTTGTATTTGATCCTTTTACAGTTGTATAAAAATCTATTTTATATACTAAAGCATCTGAAGTAAACGCAGAAAGTTTATCTGTAGGATAGCTTAATTCTTTTGTACTACTATTATAATTTAAAGATGGACCTGTTCCATAGTAAGGGGTTCCATAACCTTGCAATGTATAATTGGTTACTTCCTCATTACCATATCTTAATTTACTAGTTGTAGTTGCTACTCTAGCGGCATCAGCAGTGAAGTTACCGTTCTCATCAGTTACAATAGAACAGTTTTCATTTTGTAACGAACCACGATAAACATTTTCTCCATCTCTTACTTTGTTAATAGTTATGAAATCATAAAATTCGTTACCAACTGAATCTGTAACTACACACTTGAAAGTGACTTCATCAGCAATGTTCATCCATGCAGAGTTATATTGTACTCGTAATGTTGGACCTACTTCGTTCTGAATTAAATTCCAACTGTATTTACCAGCTTCACTATAATACCACTTATAAGTTGCACCATTAACATTTGTAGTAGATGTTGAAATATCTATATAAGTTGGATTTGGTACAGTTTCACCACTCTTGTAATGAAAATATTGTTCGCCAGTCATTGTCATATACATAGCATCTTCACCATTGAACCCATTTTCACCATCTTTTGTAGTACCTATATACCATACTTTATCGATAGCGTATCCATCTTCCAAAGTAACACCAATGGTTATTTCTGCAGTGGTAGAGTTTAAAGTATCTAAATACACCCTATTAGATGCTAAATCGACATGAGCTGTAGCAGTTCCTTTTACAGACTTAATTGTCATATTTTTGATACTTATTGCATTTATACCATGATATGCCATAACATCTGTATATATCTCACTTATTACTATTTTTGGATTACCAGATTCGTCATAAGGAATCACGGCGGTACCATTACTTAAGTCTACATAATAAGCATCTACCCCTTCAGCGCCATTAAACAATTTCGCAAGCTGTACATCATCATAATACTCACCACCATCTGAATTAGTTACTGTACATCTTAATGATAATGTCCTTTGACCCTTATTTAATGAAGTGTAAAATACCTCTAATGAACTATAAGTTCCCATAGTTACTCCGGTATCTAATCTTGTCCATTTAAAAGATGGATTAGTCATACCATGCACATTTGCCATGAGACTTATAGTAGATGGAGTTGGTGTTCCACTATCGTCAGGTGTTTCATATAAGAATAGTCTGTCACCAGTAATTTCTACCCATTTAGCAACATCATCACTTGGAGTACCTGCTTCACCTTTTGATACTTGTTTCTGCCAATCATCTTCTTCATCTTTTGGTTCTGCTGTAGTGCCATCTGGTTTCATGCAAATCCATAAACTACCATTATGACTTACTTGATCGTAATAATAGTAAGTATTACCAGAAACCCAAAGGCCTTTATATACAGGTACTCTAACGATTCCTGTATTAGAAGTTTGATAAATTGTACCTACAAATTTAGTTTGTTCTCCACCAATTACAACTCTTTCCCTTACTACACCAGCTACAGGATCATCTGCCAGAGTAAACTCGTCAATACCTTTGTAGAATGTCAATCTAGGAGCATTCATACCTTTAGCACTAATATAGATCGCATTACGACGCTCATCCATTTGTAAGTTATAATCTGGATCAGCTTCATACATGTGCCCTAACTGAAGTATAGTATCTCCTTCTCCTGGCTCTGAGCTATTTGGTTCACATACATCCTTTGATAATACAATGTAATCTCTTCCAACTTCATTAACTTTACGCCAATATCTTTTAACATTTTTGCCATCAAACTGTTGGCATATTGCCATATCATTAACTACAAATTCATTGTACTTAGTTCCATCTTCTGTATCAAAATAGCATTTATATCCATCAGCAAGTGTTTCTACTTTAGTACATTTCATGTCTCCTAAAGTAACCAACAAATCTCCTCCAACAGCCTTTATTTCATTTACTGTAAGTTCATTAACTGTCATGTTACCTCTTACAAATAAATTATCAAGCTCTAGATTCCATTTAGTTCCAAAAGGATACAAACTAGCGCCTTGTCCATCCCAACCAGATCTAAATATTGTTCCACCCTGTAAACCATTTTTAAAGTCTATCCTACCTTCTGCAGTATCCCCATATTTATTTAAAAAGGTCTTTTCAGTTTTTAAAGAAGTATACAATGTACCATCGGAAGGTTGTGTTGTTTCTGTCGATTTAATTACAGGTAAAGAACCAGAACTACTAGCCACTGCTTCTACTTGATTTTCAAGTTTAGACAATGCTTGATTTAACGTATCAGATGTAGCTAATGGAGATGCATCGTTTGCTTTATAATAACCAGATAAAGGAAATATTGTAGCAGTACTTTGGGTATGATATCCTGGAGCAGATCCACTACCACCCCCATTTGCAATAAGTTCAGATAATGCTGTAATAGTATTTTCAGCTACTGTGAGTCTATTGAGAGCATCCTGTAATTGTTGTAATGTAGATCTATTATCAATATCGTCTATCCACTCTTGCATAGTACCACCAATCTCTGACATATCGGTGTCATGCTTAGTATCTAATGTAATGATCTTATTATTTAACACATCATAGTAACTAGTGATAGTACTATTAAGATTAGTAGTTACACTAGTATCTCCTTCTACTATCTTATTACTAAGATCTTTATAGTTATCATTTACTTTAGTATCTAGTATCTCAACATCTTCTTCTACAGCATCTACTCTCTCATTAGTAGCAAATGTACCTGATAGTGATGTAGTAAAGCTTCCACTAGTAATATTTTTATTACTACCATCTTGTACAAGGGTAATGAGGTCTTGCTCTTGCAGCTTAGTTGTTAGTTCAAATTGTGATATCTTTTTATTCATATTACTCTTGGATTATATGTTCTTCAATTTCTGTAAGAATACAATTATTATCAATGTCTTGTATTTCATAGAAATTTATTTGTTTTTTTAAACAGTTAATGTACCCACCAATCTTAATCAAATCTTCCTGAGTAAAAGGAAAATCTGGATCATTTTTCTTTAAGTCAGATTCAAGTTGATTATATATAACTTCTAAATGAGGAATAAGTACGATATTAGTAACAGATGTATTATCAATATCAACATTCATTTTGGTAGAATCATTAATCTGTTTACCTACCTTATTTACATATTGTGCATGATCCATTACTACAGTTTTTACAAGTATTACAATTTATTGTACAATTACAGGTTCTCATACCCAGTAGGTTTAACATTTCTTTATAATACATATCAGCATCTTCTGTTAAACCTAATTTCGTTGCATTGTCATATAATTCCTTCTTAAATAAGAACATCATAATACGCTCTTTCATTTTGTTATCAAGACAATTATGACAATATCTAGTAAGTAATTTTACTTCCGCTAAATATAATGATTCTTCCATATTTTTTTAAAATAAAAAAGGGAGCATGGGGGAATACCCCAAGCCCCCTTGTGAGTTAATAAGTTTAAAAGTTAGGCCTTAGCAACAAATGCTTTCAATGCTGTTTCAAAAGCAGAACCAGAAATTTCATCTTTATTAACATAAATCTCTGCAGATAGCGGAGTAGTTTTGATGTACTGATTATCATTGCTCAAATACAAGTTATCCCACTCTAAAGTAAGAGTATCATATTCTGCACTCAAATCTGATCTAAATTCAGGAGCAATATACGGATAGATAGCATTAGCACGGTACTGAATACCTTCGTAACCAAGATTCCAATTCTCACGATCTCTTACGATATAAGCATTACCACGACCCGGAGTACCCTGAGTCTTAGCAATCGTCAAATTAGAAATAGGATACATTACATTGCTCAACAAACCAGAAGGAATTGTCTTCCACATGAAAACATCCATAGATACTTGGCAATAACCAGCATCTAAAGTAATTCCCTGATTATACGGAATTTCCTTTGCAGTCAATGTTAATACTGCAGCAGCACTAGTAGCTACTACTCTAGCTTGTTTATGACTATTGATCTTATTCTTGAAAGAAGTGATCAAATCTGTTGCATTAGTAGTTTTAGCAATTACCTCATAAGTATGAGTAAACTGACCCGGAGCTTCGTGAATGTCATTATAAACAATGCGCAATACATAACGATGTCCCACTTCAGGAGTAACATCAGTTGCAGTAATTACTACTTTGTCTTCAGCCTTAGCAACAAACTTAGTGAATACCATAGACGGTTTAGAACCTTTCTGAATCGGCATACTATAGTTAATAACCGACTTTGTAGATTTCGTACCCTCTTGATCGTATACATCTTCCTTACCAACACAAACACCAATGTAAAGTGCAGTGGCAGCCTCTGCCTCAGTTGCAGATTTAACAATTACTTTGTTCTCATTGAACAAAGCGATATCACCATCAACTAAAGCATCTACAGTAGTATAAGAAGCCGGAGCTGTCTTAGCGATAAGTACTTTATTTACTTTTTGTAGCATATTATTTATTTTTTAATAGTTAAACATTGAGCTCAGTTTAACTTATTTTAGTTCTTCTACTTTGCTTTCGCATTTCCTCGTTAAACTAAACTTTTCGTATATTACTCCATACTATTTACTTCGTTAATATACGATTGATATCTAGGATTAGCCTCATTCTCCAAATACAACTCAACCGCTAACTTTACTATCTCATCATGAGTTGATGCTGGCATATCCTTATACTCCTCAAACGGAGCATCAGTGAGGCTAATCTTATTGGGCATTCTCAAGTAAGTGAGAATATAATTTCTTATATGGTAATTACCATCTGTATATAAATGAATAGTATTACCTTCATATAGTCTTAATGGTCTAGCAGATCTACCATGTAATCTATATTCTGACAAAGTATTTTGTCTTTGTCTATCAATATTTTCTACAGTAGCCTCTAGCACATCTGTATTTTTAGTTCTTGGTTGACCACTTGGTCCTACAGGCCAACAATGATCATAACTAAATATCACAGCTGTTTCACCTAAAGTAGTCATATAATCTTCTGGAAGAGTAACTGTATACTCTTCTGGATAGGTTGTAAACTGATAAGACTTTCTTGTAACCAAACTACGAAGATCATCAATTCTCTTTTGATCCTGTTCAAAACCAGTTTGCTTAAAATTAATACCAGAGTATCTGGTTTTAATAAACTTAATTAAACCAGCCGTTAACCAATATTCAATATCTGAAGTAGTAGGTTTTGTTAGATTATTGTCTAATTGATCTATCTCTAATTCAAAAGCGGTTTGTAATTCAATATACTTCATTATTGTTGATCATTTGGTTGTTTTACTTGTAATCTATATTTACCTTCAGTAATAAACATATTAACTGCTAAATCTACAATTTCACTATGAATTGATTCTGGTAGTTCGCATTTACTAGCTCCATCAGTAGTATTGAATCTTAATGGTTTCCTATAGTAAGTTAATGTAACATTACCTAATGTAGTATATGAATCCACTGCTACTTCTATATAATTATATTTAGTAGTAGGATCTGATACTAATGCAACAGCAGGTTGCCTAATAATAGGTGTATTGTATGCAGTTTTAATAAACTTACCAAGATCCCTATACTTAACTAATTGATTGTCTACTCTAACAAAATCCTTGTATTGTTTATATGTACCTTTTACTTTACTAAAAGAGTGTACATATAAGAAATATTCTTCAGTGGATATGTATGGTAACCTATATCTTGTGAAACCATTAAGAGTAGTACCTGTTGCAGTTAACTCTTTTTCTACTAATAAACTCTTAATAGAATCTGTATTTCTAGTATGTATATTGGTTTCAGTTTCCATTTGGTCGTCACCAACATAGTTCATCATTACATACCTATCTTGAGCTTCATTTAGTATTGAAAATATAAGATCAGAGTTAGGCTTTTGGTCTATAGTAAGAGTAGGATCTATTAACTGTATCCTGCGCTCAAATTCCATTTGCATTTCTTTGGCTAGCATATTACCTCCTATTCTGATAATTGTGCTACGTACTGTGGATGTGTTTGAGTTCTTGGAGATTCAATATTCTCAATTGCCATGTCAGCAGCTAATTTAACTACTTCATATTGCATATACTCTGGAATTTCATCTAGAGTAGACGTAATATCTTGATTATTAATCTTTCTTGGGTATGCTAGATAAGTAATATCTATAGTATAGGGACCTACCATAAGATCCCTATCTATAAATACTATTAACTTATTATCCTCTAGTATTGCTACAGGTTCTTCAATCCAAGGTTTATTATTATAAGTTTCTAAGAATCTAGTAGCTTGTTCGTGACTAATAAGTTTTACTGTAGCTATTTTATTACTACCAAAATGTAAAATTCCTTCTAAGAAGTACATACGCTTATCTTGAGTATCATCACCATAAGTAATACTAGATTTGAAATTATTCATAGTGAGTCTATTACTTATAGATTCACTTAGTAAAGACAATCCCTTATCAGTTTTTACTAAACCTTCTAAGTCTGCTACTCTTTTTATATTACCTTCAAATGGTATTCTAAGAGTATTGTTACCAGTAGCTTTAGTAGCTATCTTGCTTAGATATGCTGTATATAACCAATAATCAATTTCCTCAGGTAAGAAAGATGGACAGCCAGATATACCAATATTAACGGCATTTTTATCTGCTTCAATCTTAAATGCTATATGTGCTTCTAATACTGTCATATTACTTAGATTCTATTTCTTGCATGATCGCTAGTCTTATATCTTGATTCTTTTTATCATCAAGCATCAGTACAGCTTCATCCATACTTCGACCGATTACATCAGTACCATAGTAATACATATTCTTATTCTTACGAATAATATTTTTACTAATAGCTGCTTCGATCAAGTATTGAGTTTCTTTATTCTTATTATTTACCCACAGTAGTAAATATCTTTGTGGATCATTTTCAATAAGTTCGTTCAGCTTACTTTCAACTAATTCATTACTAATTGAATCTGACTTAATACCATAAAGTCTAAGACATTTACGCATTTCTTCAAGAGACATCTTAGTAAATGCTGAATAGGCCTCACGCTTAATTTTAAATTTCTTATTATTCTCTTCTGCCTCTGCTTGAGAATTACTTAGCAAATAGTCAGTACTTGGTGTAATATTACTAGTACCAAATGCTACTCTTTTGTGACTTTTTAAGAATAAGTACTTTAATTCATCCTCTGGTTTTTCAGTATGTATATATAAATCTTTGTTACCTAACTTAATTGAATAAGTAGCCCAGAATGAACTATATGGTGCTAAATGACCTTCTGGATAACCAATAGCTTTTTCAAGTCTACGAGCATCCTCTTCTGTTAAACCAGTATATCTGTTTCCTGATCTAGTCCAATACGAACTAATGTAATCACCACAATTTTTAAACTTTGAAATACCAACCCAAGGGTTAGTTCTAATAAATCTTAACGTTGCTTCCATATATTCTTAATTAAATATAGATTTTAAACCTGTTAATAAAAAAATATAGGGGCTATTACGCCCCTATAAGTTATATTGTATAATATTGGCGTACTTGTTTAAATACGTGGATTAACCCTCAGCGTCCATGATCAACTCACCACAGCCACGAGGATCTCTCAACATGATACCCATCTCACCTAAGAAGTGAACAGAGTAACCGTCCTTTGCATTAGAACGCAAAGTGTTGATAGATTTAGCAGGACCTGCAGGAGAGATAGAACCACCAGTATACCACTGCATAAATTCACGACCCTTACGTACTACCTTAACAATGTTTGCTTCGCCATCTCTACGACTTACATCCAAGAATGTAAAACGATAAGACTCAAGCGGCTTACCAGAAAGTGGGTGTAACAAACGATTAAATGTAGTGTTGTCATACAACGGGAAGTGTTTTAATGTCAACTCAATACCATTAGTCATCTTGTATGTTACAAACTGACCACCTAAAGTTAACTCTTGACCGCTACCACTGATAAACTTAGTATCAATTACATTCATCGTAGCAGCTTTTTGCTTCAATACACGGTCAAACTCACGAATACCCATTTCACCAGTTAAGGCTACGAACTTACGCTCATTAGTACCAAGAATATTGTAAGACAGATCAAACAAGAAGTCCTCAAGCAACTCTGCTGTCAACTCAGTGTAATAACGTCTATTAGACGGTGCAATCTGCTCAAGCAAACCAGCTGGCAAGTAAACCGGACGACCATTAGTACCTTTCAAAGAGAAAGTACCATCAGCGTTACGATTTGACTTAGAGTAAACCATCATCATCTCACAACGTTTTCTCCATTCACGCATTGCCACCCATTCTTGATAGTCAGACCACAAATAAGATTTCTTACCTGTTTTAGGATCCTTTAATGCAATCCACAATACAGTTGCATAAGCTGTACCTGTAATATCATAACTCAAACGAGTTGTGAATAAGTAGTTACGCATCTTGAATTGAGTATTGTAGTTCAGGATATCTGCCTCTTCACTGTACTCCTCGTAAGCAGAACCAAGACGTGACATTTCACGACCAGCTAACAAATACTTACCCGGAACGTATGAACTAGACTGACCATCAGCGATGAACATAGTATAGCACCACAAGTTACCGTCCTGTACAGGAGCACCTTGAATACGTAATTGATATTCTTTGTCATCAAGTACTACAATAGCACCCGGACCAAACCATTTATCTTCTACCCATACTTGGATAGGTGTGTTGCCAATACCAGCCATGATTGTGTCAGCATTAGCAGCAGTAATTTCAGTACCCTGCCATTTTGCAGAGCGAATTGTTACAGCTCTATCGGTATCAATTTCTACATACCATTCATATGTACTTTGATCAATAGTCATTACGTTACCAAGACCACCTGTGATAGCATCAATGGAAGTACCATAAGCACCGTCTTTTGCGGCAAATACGTAAGAAACAATACGTTCTACTTCATACGGTCTTGACAACATTGCTTCTGAAATCTTATTCTCGTCAATAAGATCTGAAAACCATCTACTTTTACCGATCTGTAAATTATTCAGAATTCCGTTATCCATAAATTAATTTATAATCTTTAATTATTGTTTAAACTTCGTGCTGCGATACTCCATATAGAGTTTGATGAACTAGTGTGAATTCTTTTAGTGCCTTTCGTAGCACCTGTTGTCTTTAAACTTTGTTTCAAGGTCTTTATAGCAGAGCTAGTTCCAATTTTTTTTGCAGTATCTAGCAAAGTGTCTCCCTTCATAGTAAAATAGGCAGACTCAATTAAATTTTTTACACTCTTAGAATAGTCTTTCTGATATTGAGTAAGACCATCTGAGTCCGCTTTAAAGATATAATTCAATAAAGCTTTTTTATCCTTTTCAGGAATAGCGATACCTCTGATATCTTTCAGCGATTTAATGTTGGTGACAACGTCGTCAACAAATTTTTGTTGGCGCTCGATTCTTGCCTCATTTTGCTTTTCCTGATCAATCAATAGCTGTTCCTTCTTCTTTTCAGTAATCTCCTTCATTAGTTCAAGAGCTTCCTCTGCTTCATCTTCTAGAATACCAGCATCTTCATACTTCTCTAGTTTACTCTGGATTCTCTTCTCACTAAACCCTTTTTCTAACAACAATTCACGAATGATTTGCTTTTGATTACTCTCAATTGAGGTGTCAAAGTTATCAAAATCAATAGCAGCACTAACTTGAAAATAATCTTCTAGTTTACCACCATTACGAACAAATTCATCAATCTTAGCAACCTCTTCACTTGAATACTCTGGAGTTGAATTTTCTTCAATTAAATCCTTGAAGTATTCACATAATTCCTCTACTGTTTTAGGTTTCTGTACTTCTTCATCCTCTTCAAAGTCTAACCCTAATTCCTCAGTAATAGCATCAAAGAAAGCACTAACTTGAATACCTTCATTATCTAACTCTTCCTCTTCAGTAGATGTTTCCTCAACATTTTCTACTTCTTTAGTTTGTTTACTTTTCTTTTTAGGTTCTTCAACTTCTACTTCCTTTTCTTCTACTTCTGTTTCCTCTTCAGTTTCTTCAGTTTCTTCAACCTCAGTATCTTTTTCTTCTTTAGAAGTATCTACTCCAAACACTTCTTTTACTGAAGGACCTCTGTTAGTTCTTTGTAAACGTTTGATTTCATCATCAGATAGATCATCATTATCTGTACTAAACGTACCTGTTACTAGAGGATTATTTAATGTTTCAGATGACAATGCATCTGCTACTGCTTCCCAACCTAATAGTGTATTACTATTGCTATCCATAATTATATTTAATTAGATTTATTAATGATTCCACTTAGCAGAATTCCTAGCAAATACTGCTTTCTTCTTCATAGCAGGACTTGCTTTGCTGCCTTTCTTTAATACTTTGTTTGCATATTCTTGTACACCCATACCAGCCTTTTTTGCTGCAGCTTTAAATGTACCTCTCTTGCTTTTCTTGATATGTATTCCACCATTCTTATAACTTGGTACAGGATATAGTGGGTATACTCCTTCTAACTCTTTCATATTGATTATTTGTTTTCTTGTTCTTCTCCAAAGAACATAGGTAATCCTAATGGAACTGCCCATTCGATTGGAGTAAGATTATTCATTCTATTTATAAAACCTTGCTTATCTGGTCTAATATCATATAGAGTTCGTAATACTGGGTTAACCCTATTTGCATATTTACTACGATAAGATAAATACTCTTCAATCTTATCCTGAGTAATAGGATCTGTCCAGTTGTTAATAAGACCTTCTTTTTGCATACCTCTCTTAAGTTGAATCATGTGAGCTTTATTTTCACTAGGTGTAGTTAAGTATCTATACGTGTTAGGGTTAACATCCATCAAGCTCTGTCTTATCTCATTATAACTCATTATGTTATCTCTATCTAGTAGATATTCCATATAGTTATTTGTAGCATCTGCACTATGCGCTTTATTAACTAAGGCATCTGCTAAGTGACTAATTTCATGATTTGCTGTCCCTTCCAGATAATAATCTGGATTAAGACTAATTGTCATATCTTCTATAGTAGGCTGATCTACTTTATCGGTAGTTCTACCATATATAGGATTCCCAGCACTATCATACATTTGTTGATGCTTAACGTACTTACCTCTATTAGCCATATCCTGAAAAGCAATGGCAGATGCAGCTTTCTTATAATTTGTACCATAAGCTTTATCAACCTTTTCAAGAGTTTCTACACTACCGTCAGTAGGCATAAATAAATCATTAGTAATCTTACTAAGTTCCTTATCATACTCCTGCATGTTATTATATTTTCTCTTTACTTCGGCAAACTCTTGGTCATAATCAGCTTCAGTTTTAACCTTTTTACCCTTCTTCTTTTTAGTGATTGTAGGAGTAAAAGGCTCGGCATAGGATTCTGCAGTATATGCGTCTGTTCCTTCAATTGCTCTTCCTACTTTCTTTTTTATTTTCTTTATAGTTTTACCAACTCCCCAAGGTATTAGATTTAATGCAGCATCAATGGCAGCTCCAGCATAATCTCCTTTGCCTAAGTCTTCAATGAAGTTAACTGCATCTTTAATATAACCAGCTGGAGTAATATAAGCTTCTGGTTGAACTGCATTAACTGCACCTGATATTTTCCTTTGTCTTTCAAAGTATTCAGGAGTACCAGTTCTATATTCAGGTGGTAAATCTGCTTTGTTTATGGTTTTACCTTTACCATCTTCATATGTAGGAATAGAATCAAATTGCTCTTTAATATCAAAATATGTAGCATCAGGGTTATTCACCCTGACACTATCATATATCTGTTTTCTCTCTTTAAGAGATAGATCTTTCCATTTCATACTAGTAATATTTACTTACCTGTCTTACCTGGTTTACCTTTTCCGCCCTTTTTAGAGCCACCTTTACATCCCATAATTAGTTCTCCTATTTTTTAGATTTAGATTCACCGCTAACTTTATTTTTCAAAGCTGTGCGGGCCTTTAACTTTTCTCGTTCCATTGCAGCTTTATCTTTCTGAGCTTGCAACTTCTTAGCTTCCTCAAGTTTTTTCTTTTCAAGAGCTAATCTTTCTCGCTCAATTGTAGCTTTAAGCTTTTCAGCTTTTTCAGCTTGTTCAATCTTACGTTTTTCTAGCTCCTTTTTATTCTCTTCAGCTCTAGCTTTATTAGCTAAATCCATTTGTTTATTTACAGCATCAGATACAGCTTTTTGTCTAGCTATCTCTTGATTACCAATCTCAATTACATCAGGTATACCATTCATATCTTGATCCATATTTTCAGATCCTCTATATGCATTCAATTGAGCTACAGTAATCTTAGTAGCATTATCTTGATCAATTTTATATTTTTCAAGATCAAGTTCAGCTTCTTTAAGCATAAGCTCTTGTTCTTTAACTTGATTCTGCATCTGTATTAATTGCTGTTGCTGTTCAGCTTCTTGCTGTTGCATTGCTTGCTGTTGTGATAATCTTTGTTGTTCAAGTTCTTGTAGCTTACTCTTGATTAATGATAGATTATCCATAGTATACATTTCAGCAGCATCTACTAAACTTGCACCATTCTGCATAGCAGGTTGAATTAATGCTCTAAGTTGTTCAATAGCCTGTACTTCTTTAGTACTATCAGTTACAAAGATGTCGAAATCTTCATAAGGGAAATTATCAGCTAATGTTATGAATGCTCTAGTAGTATCATCAAATATGTAATTTAAATACTGTTTATCACTATCTTTCCATGCAGCTTTAGCAGTATTTAATAACATAAGCAATGCTTGTCTTTTCACCTGATTATGCATCCAGAATAATGGTTCTGTAATATGAGCAGATTGAATAACTGAACGTTCTACGTTACCTACTAATTCAGTACTAGATATAGCTCCTTGTCTTTGTGGTGTTACTCCAGATAACTCTGAAGCCATCGATTCAATTTTATCTAGTAATTGAATATATTGAGCGATAACATTACCCATAGTAAGATCCCAAGTGGTAAATCCATTAAAATTAGATGGTCTACCTCCTTCCCTGCCTGGAATATCCCATCCTTCATCATATGGATTAATGAATGCTACTCCTAGTGCACTTAAATAATGCATCCATTTAGCAGTATCAATACCTAAACCTTTTGGTATCTGAGTAACATCCATTACAGGAACTTTACCTTTATCTCTTGCCATTGCTAATTCCATTCTATAGAATGTCGTAATGTATAAATACTGTAAAGGTTTCATAATGCTAACTAAAGACTTAGGAGCACTATTAGTATTACTATAGACAATTCCTGTATATGGTAGTCGCTGAGAATTAAGATTTTTACTTGTAATGTATTGGTATTCAATAGGTTGAATTCCAAAGTAAAGATCATCAGCATTATATCCTTCCCATACTTCAATGATCCAATCCCATTCAACATTGACTTCATTACCAGTAGTCTTGTAATACTCATCTACTACAAACTCTTCCTCTTCTCCAGTTTCAGGGTTAACTATAGTAACAAAACCAATCTTTTTAAAAGATTTCCAACATACATGATATACTACTACATCCTCTGCATCTCCATAAGGATTATGATCAGGATACTTACTGTAGATTTTCGTATCAATATGATTCCAATCATCTACCATGTTCTTATCACCTAACCAATTCTTAGCTCCTTTACCATATTGACCAAATTTCTCTAGTAGTTGGTTAAGCTGTTTTTCATCAAGTTTATCATAAAACTCATCATATACCTGAGTATATGGCATAAGCATTTTATAACAACACATTGAAGCTTCATGAATAAACTCAATTCCTTCAGCATCATCAAACCAAAAGTTCTTTGGATTAACTCTATTCAAACAAGGCTCCCCATTCCTGATGCCTACATATATTACTTCTTCACCAGCAATTAAACCGTCTTTCCAAGTTTTTACAAACTCGTGATCAATATTTAAAGAGTGTTTTAAATAGTTTAGGGTATGATAAGCAGTAACTTCTGCTACGTCTTTATATTCCTTAGTAAGGTATTCCTGTATTTGCTCTGGGGTTTGTATTTCACCAGAAGATAATGCTTCCTCATACCTAGCCTGTTCTTCAGGACCCATTTTAGCCATAATAGATGCTTGAACATAGTCAAGTAACATTTGTTTAGCTTTTTCCTGCATCTCACTTGCAGCTGCATCACTAGTCCTACATACCTTGAAATTAAATGGTCTTTTAGTTTCTTCACCAATTAATAAATCTATTTTAGGTCTAATAATATTATAGTCCTGAGCTACTGCTGGAAATCCATCATCTTGATTAAAAGGATTTGTAACATATTTTAAATCCTTCTCACTGTATACACTATGATATAAATCATAGTATGTTTGCATCTCTTCATCAGTAGGTATTGAACTACCATTACTTAATTGAGATTGTCCTATGATATAGTCTACACATGTTTTTTTCCATTCTTCACTCTTTTGGCTAAAAGGTATTTTTTGTATAGGAAAGCTATTTACTGTGCGTTCCATATTTTAAAATGAAAATGTTAATATATTTGAATCAAATAATTTATTTGTAGAATCAGAAGTATCCTGTTCAAACCATTTATCTGTAAATATTGGTGTATCAAACAATCTTTGCTTCTTCTCTATCTCTTGTTTTTGTTTTACTTGAGCTGTATATAATTGTTCCCTATATATCATTACTTGCATCAATGCCATTACACGGTCAAAGTTACCTTTATCATTGTATTGTATTAATTCCTCAAGTAATGGTTCTGATAATATAGACTCAAGTCTCATATGACCAGATTCTACTTCTTCCTCTAGCCATTCTTTAATTTTACCTTCTCCCCAAAGTTTAATTTCCTTGTTCATATGACAGCCTTTCCTTCTATTTACTTTGGAGTCTCTTACAATGTCTTTAATAATATCTGGTTGATCTGCTAATAAGTAGTCACAATGTTTATTGTTAAAATAAACAAATAAACCTGTATTTTGATTTTCGCACATTAATCTTGCATTATAGTATACTAGTAACTTTCTTACATTTTCATAGAACTCTTCTGATGTTTTTGGTCTACCAGTATATTCAGCAACTAGGATATCACTGTATGATTCAAAATTCTGTATACGTTTGTATATGAATACTGATCCTAGTGAGTTAGTGCCAGATTGATCATGGTCATAAGGGTCACAACCTGCTATGTATAAACCTATAGGTGTTTCAGGACATGGATGTTCCCATATTACTATAGATCCTTCAGGATTTGCTTCTTTTGGTAATGGGTATTGTGTAATATCACCTGTTTTTTTAATACTCCATTTTACAGTTCCACCATCCCAAGTAAGATCACCTATTTGTTTATGATTTTGTAATTTCTTATTAGTTCTAATACGAGCTAATTGTTTTTGTAAATCTCTTTTAGGGAATATATTACCTGTTAACTCTGTAAATGCTTCTGCAGGAGTTTCAGCATGCTCAGCTACATATCTATCGATAGCTTGCATTGTTTTTGCATTCTTAAGCTCTTGCTCTCTTAATGATAGTATATATTTCCTTGATGCTTCATGATTAGTGTTACCATCATTATCCATAAACATACGATTTCCATTTTCATCTCTTGAATCTAGATTAGTATGTTGTGGAATAAAGAATCCGCAGTATTTACCACCTATTGCACAATCATCCCATATATTAGGGAAACCTAAACAGTTATAGGATTCAGGATCATAAAATGCTTCACGTAACGGAGCTACTGCATCACCTTGATCACCACCAGTACCAAACATGATCATAAGTCCAAATGCTACACCATCATGTTCTACTGACGGTCTTGCAATCTGCCATGCAGCTTTTAGTTCAGCAAACGTACCTGCCTCTTCCCAAAGTATAAGTACACCTCTTTTACCACGTACTGCATCAGGATTATCTTTTAATGATACACCAATGATTTCAGATTTATAACCTGCTTCAGTTTTATTACCATAATCATCAGTAACCCACATAGATGCTCTACGTCTCATAGATGTATTTACTGCTTGACGTTTTTTACCCCATGCAGTATATTCATCAATAAAATCCATATAATCCCAAGCCTTGGTAAGGATCCCATCGTCTGTAAGATATTGTTTATTTGATGCATATACATATGATTTTGATTCTGGTATAAGGAAGAAATTACGACAAAGCATAGCACCACCTTTATAACTATTGTGTGTAGGGATAAAATCTTTAGTAATATACAGGTGGTTTTCATTATCTATACACAAACATCTTTGTTTTTCAAATTCCCCTGTTTTACGTATAGCTTTAATACCAATACCTTTGTAATTATAAGTTCTATTCTTACGTATCTTTTCTAACTTTCTTGGTAATTTAAATATATCTTCTTCTGTAGTTATTGTGAGTTCCCAATGTGGACGAGTATCAGAATAATTACCATTGTTAAAATCTACATTGTTTCTGCCTGGTATTTCTTTAGACTTTTTACATCTTATACCAAGACTTCTTAATACAAATACCATATCGTCTATTAATTGTTCAGAAGTTGATACAAAACTACATGCTCCATTAGTTATAGAACCATCTGTATCCATTAATCCTCTGATCAATTCAAAGCGATTTTCAATACTTGTAAATTTATAATTTTCAGGTATAAACTTATTGTATGATTTTACTTTTACTTTTAAATCTTTTAATTGTCGATTAAGTTCATTTATACCTTGTACTTTAGATTTGATTACGTAATTGTACTGTTCTTTATGTTCAATAATGTAATCTGGTAATCTTCTTTGTAATTCTTCTACTATAAATTCGTCTGCTGTACTGAATCTTACTTGATCCCCACATATGTAACCATCTCCGAGTAATACACCCAATACATATGGATCTACTGTAACGGGTCTCTCATCAAAATTCAATGGATTTAATTCTGGTATCTTATATGGATAATGTTCTTTGCCAGGACTACCTTGTTTCAATTTGCGTTTCATGTAATCCACAGTACGCATTATGTAGAATTTCTTTCCGTTACGACATGTTGCCCATAAATGATTTGCGCCACATCTCACTTTTCTTCCATCTTGAAATTCCACTTCATAAATTTCTGTAGTACCTTGCTCTACTATATCACCAATTCTAACTGGGCTTCCATTGGGGTTCATAACCAAATCGCCAACTTTCAAACTTCCCATTGGAACATAGCCTGCTGGAGTAAGTACCGGTTCAGAGTATGGTTGTTCATAACCCTTACGTCTAGCTTTTGCTACACATAAATGTTTACCTTGTTCTTGTGCTTCCTCTATTGCTTGAAAGTAATAGTAATCATAATCATAGAAATCTGGGAATGTACGTTCACTGACAGATTTCCATTCTTTTAAACCAGTTTTCCTATTCGTTACCTCCCTATATACTTGTCTTACTATAGGACAATAATTTAAATAAAAATAATGATAACCTGTTATAAAGTCACCATCTTCTGCAGTATAACCATATATACATTTTTCTACTTCTTGATCCCAAAAGCTATAGTATTCAGTTGTGCCTTTAGGGTAAGCACAATAAGAGCCAGTACTGATAAAATTTAATGCAGGCTGACGAAATTTATCAGAGTTTTTGATCTTCTTATTAAAGTCTATCATACTTTAGGATTTTATATAATAATACCCCACACCTTTTGAGCATGGGGTAATTTTTAATCATTTGCTATTTTTGATTTTCTTATTGAAATCAATCATAATTGTTATCGATTAAACCACTGTTTGATCTTTAAACCTAGTCTCTTATACCAAGGTGCTTTAGTTGGTTTAAGATCCATAGATTTTGAATAAGCTTCTTTCTTTTCTCTATATGCAATTTCTTCAGCCAATTCGATTTCTTTTCTATCCTCATTCTCATGAGCTGGGCCAAAATCAATAATCAAATCGAACGGTTTCTCTTCAACTTTAACTAGTTTAGCCTTACTTGTTTTCTTTGTGCTAGTAGTTTTCTTTTCCTTAGTCATAGTTCTTAATTTTTAACACTGCCTGTAACGGCAGTTAGTTTTATTTTGTTTCAAATTGTATTACTTATCGTACAGCTTGTCTATTTGATAGCTCATATGGATTAACTTCTACTCCACCTCTAACTCTACTACTTGCCATCTCTTCAGATCTCACAGCAGTTTCTAATGCATCAAGAGATTTAATAGTGTTACCGAGTTTTTCCATACCTGCTAATATTAATTGGACTTTCTTATCATCTAATTCATCTTGTAAAGATTCTGCATAATATCTAGATACACTATCTAATTTAAGTCTTGCATTCTTAAGTAGTCCTAATATTAGGGTTTCATTAAAGTTAATGTATGCTTGCTCTGCTTCTAATACCTCTACTGGTAACTTATAATTAGCATCTCCAAATAGTTCTTTCCTGAGTCTAGGTCCTATCTCTTCAGGACTCATACTTTGGACATATGGACTATCATATTTATTCTTGAGTACGATATAACTTATTTGTTTAGTGGCTGTTTCTTTATCTGCTTTATCAGCATCCCATAACTTTTTAAAGCAGGGTATGCCCAAGGTGTCATTGTGAATAATTACTTTACCACCAAGTATGTCGAATAGTTTCATTAGTATTAATTAACAATCGCTAGGAGCACATGCTTCACAACATTCATTATGTCTATTTTTCTCGTATTCGAGATTTCGCTTAAAGTTGTTATATAATTCTTCACTCTTTATAATAGCAATATCTCTATCATCATCACTTCTATTATAAGAAGCATACAGAACAAGAACAACATCCCCAGTTTTTACCTCATACTCCTTACCGTTAAATTTAAGGATACCGTCTTCTTCAATTACCCAAGCCCAGTCGATGTTCAAATAATGATTACGAATAGAACTAACACTATTAAGGTCATTATCCTTTACTACTAAAAGAGCGCTGTTACCAGTATAAATATATGTATTCATATTAATCTAAATTTATTTTAATGTATCTATTTTTGTAATGTCTATTCAATGCATCTACTGCTTCTTGTTGAGTATAAAATGCATTAACATACTCTGGGTTTTTACTGTACTGATTGATTATCTCCTTCAGTTGTTCCGCTTTCTCGTCCCTGTTCTGCATTCTCATTTTCTTCTTTTTTATCAGTTGAACCAAATCCACCACCACGATCTTCACCTGCTAATTCCTCTACAATTATCGGCTCCATCTTCGGATAAGGCATTACTACTAACTGAGCAATCTTTTCACCAGGCTGATAAATTGTAGGAAGAGCATCTGTAGTAATCTTAAACTTGAGAAGAATCTCACCTTTATAATCACAATCTATAACAGCTACAGCATTACACATTGACATAGACTTCTGAGAAACTGATGATCTCATAAAGATTAAACCAACATGACCTTCAGGAATCTCTACGGATAAACCTGTATGATATACTAATACTAACTTACCACTCTTATCAAATTCCTGAGTAAAGGAGATTGCTGTTAAATCTAAACCAGCATCGTTAGGGTTAGCATAACTAGGTAATACTGCGTCTTCTTGTAATTTCTTAAATTTTAATTCCATATTATTTTCTTACTATATTGTGTCCTAATATTATTTCTGTTGCTTGTGCTGCTAAATTTGCAGCGTAATCTTCAAGGAATTGACTACGATTCGTGTCCTGTAGTATCTGTCTCAGATACAGCAGTATCACTTGTTGATTCAGTAGTATCTTGTCTAGTTTTTCTTCCATGCTTTGCATAGTATAATAATGCAATACTATTCCATGCTACTGCTGCTTCATGCCTTACTTTAGTTTCTGGATCAAATTCTTCATAAGTAGAAGCGTATAAGTGTCTCAATAATGCACCTTTATATCTTTCATAACCATTCTCTAGATTCTGCCAATTATTGTCACCATACTTCTTAGCACCTTCTGTATATACTCTTGCAATGTCCTCAAGACAATCTAACGGTATTAATTCCCATCTAGTCTTATCGTCTAGTTTATCATTCTTCATACCCGTCTGGTCTTGGCATTTCTTCGATTCGTATTGCATCTATTTCAGTTTTATTTTCAATTATTGCTTTAACAATTCTATGGTAACCATCACATATTCTACCTAAATGATCGATTAGTATCGGATGATTTAAATCTGTATCTTGAATCCTTTTACTATGCCAAATTATGTCATCTAAGGTATTTATTTCCCAAGGTAAATGCTCTAGATTTACTCCTGCTAACGGTAATTTGAATACAGGATAGTTCTTCTCTTTTACCCAAGAAACTAGATTTGAAGCTGCCCATATCTTCCCATCTGCTGTGTATCTATTTTCTGCTAGACCTTGCTTAGGATACGTTACTACTGGATTTTTTGGTTCTTTCTTTGCAAACATATTTCTTTTTTAATTTAATCTTAAACAAATAACTAAACATAATTGGCTTAATATCTTTCTCATCTGAAATTGTATTTTGAGCAAATTTGAAAGGATGATTACAAATCACTTCTACTACTTGATAAGGTATATTATATTTATGTGATAACTCTGTATAAATACTTGTTTTATTTTGCTGAACCATAAATTACTTTATAGTACTTATTATTAATTATATTATCCAGAGTAAGAGAAGACATGTCAAATGTCTCAGGTCTAACACTATTGGCTGCAATACCTATCTTATCTAATCCTGATGTTGTATTATCAGATGAAGCATATACTATAGAATTTAAAAAAGCTGTTTCAACTTTAGAATATTGTTTTCTAGGTTCTAGTATTACTACTTCAGATTCCTTACTAAAAGGTTCTTCACTAATACCATATAAAATAGTTTGTGTATCACGAATTAAGATTCCATTATTATATGGCAGTTTCTTACCAAGAAATTTATACCACCATCTTTTTAATTTACCATAACTCTTCCATAGCATTATGGAACCAGGTTTAATTACTAATTGTCTCATCATTTATCCTAATTATAATTGTTACTTGAACCCTGTCTCCAATGATCTCTGGTATTAGAGCTTTATTGACACTTAATTCATCTTCGGCTGGACCTGCTACTAGAATACCTTTTTGTTTAAAGGACTTGATATATCTACTTAAATTATCCTTAGTAATACCTAAGGTATTTATGATATGCTTTCTATTAGCTCTATTAGCTATATTCTTATTCTCATTTGGTTGTTTATTATAGTTAAGATCAAGTCTAATGAACTCTGCCATTAGTTCTAGTTCTCTGTCCGTAAGCCGAAGAATGCCATTAAGTGAAATTAGAAACTCTGTAACAAGATCATTTTTGTTTACAGATTTTACTAATTTATTCATTTGTCTTATCTACATCTAAGATTTGTTTAACCGCCTTAATGAACTTCAGTAAGTTATAGTTTACTGTTTCAGATTCAACTTTTACACAAGGTTGAATTTTACCATTTTTATAATCTTCATTAACCTTCTGAATATTGTCTTGATATTTCTTAGTACAATCATCTAAAAAAGCTTCAAGTGCAATCAATTTTAATTCTGCATTAGACGGAATATATTCTTCATCTGTATTAGTTTCATCTTCAATTTCTTCACCCCATTCTTTTAGGTTACCACCATTAAGAAGTTCTGATACATAGTTTGCAGTAATCATCATGTAACGTGAGTTAGTGTACTTATCATTACTATTTGTACTCTCCATTACATACTCAATACCATCTTCTGTTTTAAAGATATCATCTCTCTTTGCACAACCAAAAGGCTTAACTACTTTATATTCTGTTCTCATATTCCTTATTATTTTTTAATAGTTCCTAACGCTAGTTTAATCCATTTATTTGCATCAAAATCAGGATCTTTTTCTGATATAATTCTACAATTATTTGGAGAATCACATACTTCGTATTGTTTGGGTTGGGTTACTAAACCCATGAGACTAATTGCTTCATTCTTAGATAATGTTAACTCTGTAGCATTTTCCAAAGAAGGATTTTTAATGTCTTCTGGAACAAATACTTTAATCGTACCATCATCTTGTATTCGAATAAATTTTGAGTACTCACCCAACATATTATTTATCATTTGTTGAATCATGACTATATAACGGTCCTTATTTAATTTTGTTGTATATTTTATGCAATAAAAAAGCCTATAGTGATTAACTATAGGCTTATATTAAAAATCCAACTAAATCTACTAAGCTTTGCTTTTCTTAATAAAAGCTACTATATTGTATGGATTCACTAATTGGCTATCCTTAAACAAGTCAAAATAAGCAGCTGCTTTAGCAGGGAAAGCTATTGTATCACCTACTTCTGGATGATTATTTTTGTCTTGCCATTCATAACCTGAAGGAATTGCTAGAACAATGCCTTTTCTAAATGTTGTTGGTACTTTCTTTACTTCAGTTTTAGTGTCATATTTATCAACACCATCTTTGTCTTTCTTACCTGTCGCAACAGGTTCAGTAATCTCTTTTTCTACATATTCAACTGGTAACGGTTTGATCAGAATATCCCGAGTAAACTCGAACTTTAACGCTTTCTGAATATCATCGATGATCATCTTCTCATCTACTTGTACCGAACTATCATTATTTGTATTCTCTGCCATAACTTAAATTTTTCTACTATAACGTTTGTTAGTATTAAATGTTCTATTTTTATTTCCTTTCATGAAAAATAACGCCGCCTGTGCAGCATACTTTCTTTGCTATGGATGGACAAATTTCCATGTTATAGAAACAGCAGCCATCACACCATCCCTGAGGCTGCTTTTCCATGTTATAAACTTTGCCATCAACTCTAATATACCCTTCTTCTAGGGCTTTATAAGCTTCTGGTTCTCCCATATTATTTGTAATAATATTTGTTATGTTCTTCAGCCTTTTGTTCAACAGTACGCTCCATGATTATTTCTTTAATCCAAATTAAAGCAGCCTCAAATCCTGCTTTAAATGCAGATTCTTTTAACCCTTCCATCTCTTCGCACCATTGTTCAAATGCTTCACAAGATTCTTTGTCTTGATACCTTTCAATCTCGTCAATTAAATATTGTCTAAACATATTTGATCCCTTTCTTTTGATTAATAATTATACTGATCGTCGTCATCAGTAGGATCTAATGCATCTTCGAATTCATTAAAAAAGTAAAAGTCATCATCCATAATACTATTATTATGTATTTATATTTTATATCCAGAGTAGGAGTATATATTTCTTACTATACTACTATATACTAACCTACAAGTATGTGTAGTAACGTTACAGTATTCATTTTTGTTCTATTGTTTACTCTAGATTAATAGTTTTTCTTAGGCCTTAATAGATGATTTTTATTAAAAACACATGGTAAATAGCAGTGTTTACAGCCATTATCCTCTACAGTTCTATCACATTCCCTAGCTTTTCGTTTGTAGAAAAACCACCTAACAATCCATGTTGGTAACTTATAAAGATCAAAATTTTTTAACATTATTTATAATTATTTAACATATTTACGAAACTTTCGTAGATAACTCATTAACATAATTTAACTATTTTTAACGTATTTTATAACCTAAAAGGGTTAATAATTCATAAAATTTGTTAATATCCCTAAAATATAATGAATATGAAATCATCATGTGAGCCATACCTTCCTCCATAGGATTCATTAGTCTTAGATCTGATACTTTCAAAGCCTTAGTACCATCAGCACAATCCCATTCACTTACTCTAGCTCTTAATAACTCAAAATCACTAAACTCATAGTAAAGCTGATCATCTCTGATTTCAAATCCTTTATCTTTTAATTCTTGTTCAAATATCATAATATTAAGTTTTTAATAGTAACGTGTATAAGGGGGGATTGTTATAAAAATTTTATAAAATAAAAATTGGTGGTATAATTGTGAATGTAAAGACTAGTATATACAAACACCCCTCCCCATCATGCATCAAGGAAACACCCCCGGTACTTATGCATCAAATCAATTTATCTATCAGCTGATTGTGATTAATCAAGCAGTTGCAACGGAAGGCGGTTGCAATGTAGAACTACTGCTGAGGGGCAGACAGCCGAGACGACTATGAAGTGTGCAATCATGAGTCTAGAAGCGAAGCAAGCAGAGAATGGAAACTGGTACGTGAACATCCTAGCACAGCCGGAAGGTGATCCGTTTGCTGAGGAGTTGAAGTATCGTATGTGGTGTAGCGAAACACTAGCTAACAAGCTAGCTGCTAACGCACCTGAGACTATCGAACTCCAGAAGGTACGTGTAGAGGTTACTCCTTATCAGAAGGTGTCTGATGATGGGTCTATCTCAGAGAACGTATTCACCAGTCTGTCTGTTGTATGCAGACAGTTCAAGGGAGAGTACGTGGATGAGCCACAAGCGATGGCAGACAAGCTACGCAGGAATCTGCTGCGTGACGGGCTTATCGTAGAGGTAGACGTAGACCCGTACGAGGGAGCTACAGGTGATCTACCAAACTAAAGGGGAAGAGCTTCGGCTCTTTCCTTTTTAATCCTACCATGCACCAAGTTTATTTCCCTCTTAGCCGATTGTGAAGGTATATTGTGTTTATGCTTTCATAGTTACGTATTAAACCAAAAACTCAATAACTTCCCAAGACATTGAGGGCACCAGTTTCTTACAAATAGGTTTAGGACTATCCTTGTAAATACTTAGCTACTACAACATTGATTTCAGAATCATAACGCCAGAGTAGAGAATCCCTATTTGTAAGTTTTAGGTGTAAAATGCATATCTATTTTAGTAAAGTTTGATTATTAATCAATAAAATCATATATTATGATAGTAGTAATAAGATGTTTTAATCGTATGCCTCCATTAGTAGTAGAGACATTTGAAGGACATGATGAACAAACACAGAAGGATGCTAAAGAGTTAGCAGCTATCCTAAGTAGGAAGAATAAATGTGAGTATAAAGTACTCATTGATCTTTCTTATGTTGCTGTTGTACACGATTCAAAGGAGTAGGCTATAGCCTATTTTCCTTCTTACAATGCACCAAGTCAAATTTCCCTTCTAGCATATTGTGAGGAGTATAGGATACTGCTGTGATTTATGTGTATGTGGTTGATGAGAGAGTGTTTGTAAGTTTCGTGCTCTCTCTTTAGTCTGCCCTAATCACATTTGCTTAAACTACATTTGACGCGTACATATAATATATAGCGTATCCTTATTCTTTACATAAACAATCAAACAATTAAATAATCAAACAATTAAGGAGGACAAACAAATGAAATGTATTATTATTGGACACGAATTCGCAGAGGCAAACACAGGTAACTTGTATTGCAAACTAGAAGTAAGACCTGCAAACGATGAGTGGGCTGCATCATTTAACTATGTGATGTTTATCACAGATGCAATGAAAACAGCTCTAGAAGCTAAATTTCCTAAAGAGATATATCTACAGGAAATACGTATGCAAACACCTAAACCATTTAACAGAGTATGGGCTACAGATGGTAACAATCACATGCAAGGTGAAATAGTCTGCAACGCTAAAGGCGATCCTATCGTATTTAATGACATCAAAGTCGTAATACGTACATTACCTGATGGCACACCTACTAGAGGTGAAGATGCTGAAAAGCTACTAGAATCTAGTTGGCGTAGGGGTATTGAGAATGGTACTATCTTACCAATTGGTGAAGGTACAGATGTACCAGATAACAATATTGGACAAACTGTAGGAGGAGCTGATGCATTTGCAGGAGCACAATCAGCTGGAGATCCGGAGAGTCTAGAGACATCTCAACCAGATCCACTACCTACAGGTAACGTTGTAGTGCCGGGTAACCGACCACAACGACCACAGCAACAAGCTGGAATCAGAGTACCTAGAGTGTAACAGGGATTTGCCGGGTAACCGGCAGACCTGTTTTAACAAAAACTCCCGAACATCTGCATATGATGTTTTGGGTTAATTAATATTATTAACTTTTAAAAACATCCATCATGGAAGGAAAAGATGAAAACAAGCCAAAGATTGTGTATTTTATTCTAGCTGTGTTTATTCATGCTAATGTGTTTCTACCATTCCTATCTGAAAAGACAGGAGTACATGGAGCATTCATATTGTGTGATATAATACTTGCTATTGTAGTATATAATCTAATGGCTCGGAATTAGGGAGTTAGGGGTGGGTGAAAACTCACCCCTTTTTATTAGTATCAAACAAAAAATCATATACAATGAAAATTCTGTTTAATTTTAAAAAGTCTACCTGTAGGCTTAACTGGGTGAAAGTACTGAAAGTAGTATTTGGGTTTGATTTAAAAGAAGCCGAAGCTATTATAAACTCTGGAAGTTATGTACATATGGTAGATGGCTTAAATAATCCTATAGATGCACAACAATATTTTGTTGATCTACTTATTAGGTTAGATGCTGCATGTATATCTACACTAAATACAGAACAAAGAAAAGCTGAATTCAGAGAAGTAGTATCTCTTAGTATATTTGATGATGAAGAAAACGTATCTAACAATATTCCAGCTATGTCAATTGATATGCAAGATATAGATACTGCAAAGATAGGCTCAGTATATATCCTTACTCAGGAAAGATATGAGAAGCTTTTAAAAGCCGAACAAATATTGTCAATGATAGAAACAACACTATGTAAATGGAAGGACTAAGCGTTTTACTTACTATATTTGTGTCTATAGGGATAATAACATTTTTTGTTTCTGCACTAATAGGAAAATATTATCACCATCAATACAAAAAGATACAAATGAAAGATGAAGAATCTATTCATTATATCTTAAAACATTCCAAAATACAAATAGGATCGTATTATACCTATAAACATCCTAAGTTCGAAACAGATAAACGCATAATTACTAGTGTTAG